CAGGCGACCACCGAGATCGCCTTCGTTCCAACGCAGACGGACCCAATAGCCGGTCTGCTCGGGAACTTCCCCGACGACATTAAGGAACCAAGAGCCGCTGGAGTTAGGCCAGCGACCAGTTGTGGCGATGTTTCCGTCAACGTCGGTGAACCCGAGCGCCTGAGCGGCAGCTTGGAACGTAGCGAGGTTAGGCGCATTGCCGATGAAGTCGGTCATTAGTAGCTCCCATCAACTGTGAGTTTCGAAGCGAGTTGGGCGTCGCTGAGGTTCTGGTTGTAGAAGGCGAGGGATTGGACCAGCATGAAGTTAATACCAGTAGTTCCATTAGTAGAGCCAAGCCACTGGTTTGCACTAAGGGTTTGTGCAGTAGCGCTACTCTGTAAGGCGCCTCCTGTGAGTTGAAGCCTCCGACTAGGTGTCAAAGTATCCCACGCAAAAGCGGCACGCTTAAATGCTCCGACTGTGCTAACACCAGAAACCAATGATGTCGCCCCATTATGTGACGCAACTTGATTGGTAGAACTTGAAAGTAGGGTCTGATCATTAAGATTGTCTCCACTAACAATAGCCAGATTTCCAGCCGGAATAGCGATTGTTTTCGCCTGAACAATCACAGCCCCATAATCGCTACCAAATACCGACAGGGCTGCTCCAGCGATCTGACAAATATCGCTTGCGCGGGCGACGGCGGCGGTCGTAACCCAGATTGGCGAGGAAGAGAAGATTCCATTCTCATTCTGGACAAAATCAATCGCAATAGCGTCTCCGCTTGTGGCTAGCCTAAAGCCCCAAGCCGGATTAGCGATCGTCTGCGTCGGGATTGAAACTTTCGTCCAGTTGCTGGTGACAGTAATAGCTGTCCACGTAGTCCCGTTATCCATGGTCATTTCGACCACGCTTGAACCTGTGATGCGCTTGACATAGGCGGATTGAGCGCGGGTAATCGATACCTGTGTGAGGGACTGGATGATGGTCCCATTATTAGCCGTTGCTGTGATCTTCGACGCCGAGTTTGCTACACCGTCAATGCCGGTTTGGTCTTTAAGAGGCGTGATGTTGGTATTTGTCCATACCGCGTTTGTTAGATCGCGGTTCCATCTAACATAATTAGTCTTAGCTCCCTCAAGCAGCAACCCAAGCGGAGCGAGCGTCGCCGGGTCATAGTCGAAGCGTGGGCCGTAGTAAGCGGCGGAAGTCGTGGGGTTGTAGGTGCGCGGGGTAGTTTCGTAGGTGACGCGCTCAATCTGAGCTAATGTAACACTACCACTGACAGTGAGAGTTAGCGTCCCGGCTGTCGGGTAAACTTTAAATAAACCCTATCTCCTACTCCAGTCCCCACAAGAGGGCCATCAGTAGACGTTCCCGATAGAGTAATAGTTCCTGTGCCAGTGAAGGAGACAATGTAGTTGGTGACAATTGTCGTAATGTTCTGCGTCGAGAGTGTATCTGAATTGAGAAGGAGATTCTCAGGAGCCCACGTCAGCTTCCCCGTGCTGTCGAACATCATCGCGCCACCAGCGCGGGAATGCGTCAGGAAGGATGGGAGCGCTGTTGAGCCGAGCAGCAACGCCATGGCGGCCGGGCCGGCGCGCTTATGCACAGCCGCGAACCATGGTGATGCTCCCAATCCAAGAGACATGCGCGTTCCTCAGTAATAAGGCCAAATGTCGTCGGCCGTGCCGCCGGTTTTCACGATCTTGATGTTGCGAAGCGGGTTGTATCCCTGCTGTAGCGGCACGTTCTCTCGCGTGTTATCATCTGTGTCGATGAGATTTACGGTCCCTGCCGTTCCGACAAGAAATCCTCGCGGAGCGCCTTCAGGTATAAGATTACTGTCGTTTTTCGTGATCTTCGCTCCCAAACGACCTGGGCTATCATATTGAATCGGATATTCAGCGAACTCGCCCTTGGCCATCGTCTTTCTCCTACTTTAGAATTTCAGGCTTCAAGCCAATTCCCGCAAGCCAGTGGTTAGTTATCTTCAGTCGGACGCCTTAACCGCTCTTTGGATATCTGCATCCAGACCAAGATAGTTTTTGATGCAACGAAAATCGCGGCGAGTGGCGGTCCGAGCCAAATAGCGGCGCTGTTAATCCCGTGAAGATAATCCGCCAAGACCGGCGCGCTCGTCAGACCACCGGCGGCAACCCAGGCGAGCTTGTCGGATGTGGTTTGAAACATGCTATCCACGATCATTCTGGAGAGGCTGTGACAAGTCGACGTTGGCATTGTGTGGCTCATTTATCAGTTGCGGGAGCGCCGAATAGACCGGCGATCGGGTTGATAAATGTTGACTCAATGGGAGCTGGTTCTTCCGGCTCTTTTGGCGACTCCGGTAACGCCTGACCAGCAAGCCTGGCGTCCCGATTCCTACGCCAAGCGATCAGCGCGCCGTGTCGCGCCCCGCATTCGACCAGGGAAACGCGATCGCGTCCCCAATGGCGCTCTACAGCCCCGGCACTCAATGGCTTGCTGGTGAGTCGCACAGGCGCGGCGCACGGCCTTTCCAGCCCGGTGGTAGGTTGCGCGGCGGGCGTGGCCAGCTCACTTGGCCTTTTTGCGTCGAGCGCCGATTTTGTCGAGGCGCATGACGCCAGCAGCATCGATGCAAGGACTATGGTCATTGGCCTTCGAAGCATCCTCGATCTCCCGCTGGAACCTTGCGTGTTCTTCCTGCTGCGATTTAAGCGCGATCTCCGCCAGCTCGGCCTCGCGGCGCGCTTTGGCGATCTCGTCATTGCGCCGTGCGTGCTCGATAAGCCCCAGGCGCACGCGCTCATTCTCGGCTACCGCCCATGCCTCGCGATCGATCGCCGCGCGATGAGAGTAGCCCCAATCAAAGCAGCCAAGGGCAACGGCGGCGACAAGCAGCAATTTCGCCGTCTGCGCGCCGACGGCCGGCAGATAGGCCCACGCAGCAACAGCAGCGACTAGCAACAAAACGGCGATCGATCCGTAGCGATGATCGCCGATGAAATGAAACAGCGGCAGGAGCGGCGCAAAAATCTTGGTGAGAAGCCAGATCATTGCGCTTCCTCAAAGGCACCGCCAGCATCGTCTTCGAAGATCGCAAGCGCCTCATTCGTATCTTCTACCTTAGCGCGCGTGATGCGCCTCGCGCCGTCCCATGCGCGCCAGATGAAGTAGGCGCAGGCGCACACGAGAATCGCGATCACGATCCATTCCCAATGCGTCGTCAGCGTCGCCCACATGTCGGGAGCGGCCTGCGCCGCGTCGTGAATGTTCTTGGCCTGCTCTGCCGCGTCGCTCACCCTGGAAATGACATCGGACGGATCAACGCCTTTGTCGATAGCCGCCGTAACACCTACGCCAACGCCAGTTGTAATACCGCCAATGACACCTTTTTTGACATCGTCCGCCCCCGCCATCGTGTTCGAGCCGGCATTGCGAATGTCCTTTGCGGTCAGTTTATCTGGCGCGCCAGCCTCGCGCTTGCGCTCCGCGATCTGCGCATAGGTGGCTTGGATGAATTGCTGTTGCTCGCTACGTCGCCGTCCGATGATCGCTGGCGGCTTCTTGTAAAGCATAATCGCCCGTGCAGCGCCGGCGTAGTCGCGCTTATTTAGACACTTAACGATCGTTGATTTCGGCGACAATGCAACTTCGACATTGAAGCAAATCGACACGAGCGCATCAAATTGGCCCTGAGTCAGAGGCACACGCACATTGCGATTAACGATGTTTTCATAGCGCACGAGATCGCGCGTGAAAATTTCTATCGCCTCTGCGCGCGTAATAGTCATGCCGGCGACAGGATGCGGTAGACCGGCGTTCTTGGTGTGACCAACGCCAATAGTCCACACGCCGACAGAATCCTTATAGGCCGTCGTTTTAAGGCCCTCGCGCTGGATTAGCTTCGCGCGGCCGTCAGCGCTCATTTTCATCCGAACACCTGCTCAATAAATGAAGGGAGCTCGTCACCGTAGCAACGAGCGCCCCATAATGGGGCTAAGCCAGCGCGCCCGCCCGATCGCCAATAAGCACGTTCTCTCAGGCGGGCAGCGTCGTCATGCCGGCGTTTGCTGATTTTCTGATTCGGAAAATCGACATGTGCGGCAGCGACAAACCCGAGATAAAACATGCAAATAGCGACCATTTGGCGCACGGCGAGAGCCTCCATTCGCCGAGCATAGCATCAGAGAAATCTGACGAGCAATCAGTAAATCGTGCCGGATGTTGTTTCCTTGATAAGCGGCGCGAGTTTTGGGTTGAGATCGACGCCAAATTCCATGCGCCTACTGCGCGCATTTCTAGCCTTTACAGACTGAGTAATCGTCTTCCCGGTAATTCTGAATGACGGATATTTTTCATTGAAGGCGTCAACCTTACGACGCGCTGCGTCATCATCGCCTTGTCCCATGCGCGCTCTCGCCGCAGCAGCGAGAGCTTGTGAGCGCTCATTGGTGATGCGGCGCTGCTTGTTTCGCTGAGAATTGTTGCGGTCCATGCGCTCTTTGATCTGCGCTGGGCCTAACCCCATAGCTTGCTTTATAATGTCTTCGATTGGAACATACTCGACGATCGGATTGCCGTCCTTGTCGGTTACGCCTTGCGCAGCATAGCGATATGCCTTCAGGAGATTGCGGATGAATGCTGGAGCGACTCTTTCTCCAAGCCGCACGTCCTTTCCTTCGGCATAATCATTCGCGGCAACAAAACCTTGATGTAAGATACCAACTCCTGGGCCGCCGAGTTGGTCAATCAAATACATCCATTTCTGGTCTGGATTCATGTCGCGATCAACGCTTCGGAACCACATATCCGCCATGCCGATTCGATCCGAAAGCGCCGTCCCTGTCACGTATCCCGGAACGCCATCAAGCAGCATTCCCGCAACCGCTAGAGAAAGCATGTTGTCGCCGGCCGCGTCTACGATCGCCTTGCGCAGCTTTTCATCAAGATCATCGTCATCTCCACCCGCAAGACCATAAAGGAAGCTCGCAATCGCCATAACCGTTGAATATGCGAACATTCCCCTAACGCCAGCCATAGGTAGCGACATTAGAACCATCGTCGTGAAGCGACCTAGCGCCATCTTTCTTTCTTCTGGCGTCGCTCCTTTGATCGATTGATTAAAGTCCCAAAATGCACGGAAAAGCACATTCGCCTGATAGCTCTTTAGCGCAAATGCAACGCGAGCAAGATTACCGCGCATAAATCGTGGTTTGGCGCTTGATTGCGTTTCGTAATGCGTTGCAAACGTCAGATCGGACGCTTTCACGAAAGCATTTGCGTCATTCATTCCGGCCTTCTTGGCAAGGCGGAATGCCGCAAGGAATGTCACTTCTCGGTTGAAGCGCTCCGTGTGGTGCATTGGAAGGCCAGCGACCTTCATTACAGATTGCCACATTGGGCTGTAGCCAACGCCGCTTTCTGCAATCGCGGCAAGTTCGTGCGCCTGCGTTCTATCGATGACGCCGCTATCATATCCCTTGGCGATAGCATCGCGCTCAGCATCGGTAAGATTCGACGAGTCTGAAATCCTTCCCTTACCGCGCATGAAGTCGGCGGTCGCCTTAGCGAGTTCGCTAGCGGCGTTTTTGATGCCGGCATTGGTTTCCAGATCAAATGCGAGAATGCCAAGTCCCTTGCTGATGGTCTGATCGATGTTGACCAAGGCGCTAGATAAATTGAAAGCCATCGTCCAAAGGAACGACATACTCGATGCGTTATATGACCAAGCCTTGCCGTCAGGATTCATTGCATATTCGTGCGCAAAGTTCATTTCATTGTGCAGAGCTGCGGCGCGCTTCTTATCTGGCGCATCCTTAGCCTCTCTGGCAATATTTTCCATGTGCTCAGTTAGGTCGAGTCCATATTTGAGTCTGGCCATCTGATGGCCAGCATGAAACATCTGCTTGGCGAACGCGCGCATCGCATCCTTGTTGAATCCGGCTGTTCCCTTACGATGAATGCTATGCTTACGGATCGACAAGTCAGGGAGCGTTCGCAGATAGCTCTGCCAGATTTGATCGCGGACGCCATCGCCGATATTGTTGTCGGTAAGGATGTCGTCCAGCCCAACGATAAAGTTGGGGTCAATCTGGTCCTTCCATTCCTTGTCGTTGAGATCGTGGCCCTCGCTAACGTCAAGATTCGGGTCGGCGCTCATTTCCTTTGCAAATTTGCTAGACTCCGACGACCTCTCGAACTTAGAGAACGACACGATAGCTTTCGACGCCTTGTCGCGCACAATGACGTAATAGCTACCAAAGCGAGCGAGCGGGAAATATGGCTCCTGAATCTTGTTGCTCTCGAATTGCTGGCGAAGGCGACGAAGACGTGCGCCTTTAGTGCGATTAGCTCGTCCGCGAACGCTACTGAGCTTCTTATCGGCAGCATCTATCGCTCTTTCGCGCTCATCACCCTCAAGTCCGTCGTCATTAATTCTCTGCATTTCATCAGCATGTGCGCGCTCAGCCCTCGTAATTGCAGCCTGCATCGCGCGGGCAACATTGTCGATCACAAGCTCCTGAGCCTCGTCATACATTTTCTTGTAGTAGTCACGCACCTCTCGATAAAGCTCCTGCGCAATCTGCGGCATGGCGTCGTAACGCTTCTTTAGATCACCATAGGCTGCGCGCCGCGTTTGGTCTCGCGCTTGGCGCTCGGCCGCAATCTGATATTGCCTCGATGACGGGTCAGCATCAGCAAGCGCTTCATGATCTCCCGGCGTCATGATCTGCTTAAATGGCATGCTAGGATCAACGCCTACAAGCGTCGTTTCGTGCATCATGTCCATAAGATTTTTGTTCGCATCGCGGTTTGCGCGACGCGGCGTTGCGCCTTGAATCTTGACCTTGTTTGCCCATTTGAACCACTTCTGCAAAATGGCGTCTGTCGATATCGCCATATCATTGCGCATCGTATCCATAAGGCCCTTGGTCGCAAGATACCTACGCGCAGATGGCAACCCCTTCGCCATTTCGAGAAACAGCGGTCGAACAGGAACGAAAGCCAAAATACTGCGCGACGGCTCGGCAAACTTCGATCCGGTCATGAAGTCTGTGATGTGATCCGACATCCAATTTCGTGCGCTCTCAACATGTCCCTTCGCGTCATTGGCGAGCGAGAAGCGGTAGCCGCCAGAGCCGCCATCGGTCGGCGGGGATGGCATATTAGCGTCGCGGAGCGCCGCAAGCGCGAGCGCGCGGACCTCGCCAGGAGTGACCGCGCCGAACTGCCGCCCGAAGAAGCGCAGCGCCCATGCCTTCACAGCGCCAAGGATGTTGTCGACGATCTCCCGAATGCCCGCAGGAGCCTGCTCACGGTTCTCAATGGCGTAGGCGGCCACTTCCTCCGCCGACGGCGCTCCCGCCTCTCCAGCCCGCCTTAGAGCCTCCGCCCACCATCCAGACTTGTCGCCCCTGTCGATCGCGGCCTCGGTCGCGCCCTGGATGCGGCCAAGCAGCGCCTCAAACTGACGAGAGCCAATCAGCGGCTCGACCGCAGAGTGAAATGCCTCGTGAAGCAGAACGGCGCGAGCGTTCGCTGGCGTCAAATTGGCGGCAACAAGATGAATGACACCATCTGGCGTCGTTACACCCTGAATCCGCATGCCATCTGGTGCCGATGGCGCTCCGGCTGGAATTGTGCTCGCGTCGTCGTGAATCACGACGCGGCCGGAGCTTATTGCGCTATCAATAATGTCGCTGTCTTTACCGACAGACATGCGCTTTTTCAGCGCCGCTGCCGTCATTCCGAGATTGCCAGAACCCATGGACGCCTTTGGCGCGTCCTGCTCGATGACGCCGCGAGCGGCACTTTGCTCTTTCGTCGTCTCGAAAATAGCGTCCACAGACATGAGCGCTTCGACGAGACGTTGCGCAAGCGCTCTGTCGTCAATCCTCGCGACCATCATTCCTTGGCGTTTTTCCCATGAATCATAAACCGCGCGAACACGGTGATCGGCGTAATATTTGCCGCCAGTCCTCTTTGATCCCATGGCCGTGAAGATGTAGCCATGATAGCTCTTGTTTACAGAAACTATACCATCAGATGATTTGAGCGATGGTTGATGCGCTACATCAAGAAACTTCATGACTTGCGATCCGGTTTTGAACCTAACCGACATTTTTGCCATAAAGTCTTTCGGAGCGAACTTGCGACCCATGAGGATAGCCGGCCGAACGCTTCCATCCTCCATAGAGTGGTTGATAATCTGGCCGCCGCCCTTCACCTGATCGAACGCCGCAAGAATGTTGCCTGTGAACATATAGCGAGTCTCGCGACCCTCGGCGCGCGCCTTCTCGAATTGTTCGGCGATCTGCTCCTGCGTAATGCGCATGCCGCCGGAATTTCTCTGCACAAGAGAAGCGCCAGCCTTTGCTGTTGTATCGTTCTCTGTCTTCAACCACGTAAACGACTGCTGAACCGTGCGGCGACTATCTGGAAGCGCAAACACAGCCGCCCATTTTGAAAGAGCAATGGGGCTACCAGACTTTCCGCCAACATCCCTGACATCCAAAACAATCGCCGGAGTCATCTCACCGTCATCAAGTTCGATATGAACGATTTGGCCTGGAGAAAGAATGTCGACAAGCGAGCGCCAACGGCGCATGTTGTTTTCAAATTCCTCCCTGTGGCGCTGCTTCGCGCCATCATCCTTAAGAAGGCTCCAAACCGTATTGTTGTATGCCCTAGCGCTCTCTGTGATTTTTTCAATTCTCTCGCTTGTCTCTTTTCGAGCCTCATCGGCCATATCAGATAGATTGTCGCTGGTCACGCGCGCAGCCGGCGACCATTTCTTAATCTGCTCGACGATATCGCCAATCGTCATGGCGCGACCTTGCGACTTGACCGATACCTTTTCGAGATTCACGGCGCTCTCAAATGGCGACAGACCTGTTCCGGGCTTCGTCACCTGAGATTCAAGCGTGCGCGCCTGTAGATCGACGTATTTTGCCTCAAGATCGTTCTTGCCTTCGGCGTCAAGTTTTTCAATGAGCGCCTTATAGCGACCAACGATATTGTCAATGAACTCTTGCTGCTCCGCTGGCTCAAGAAGTGTCAGACGACCCGTGACCTTGGCGGCATATCCATGCGGAATTTCATCGCCTGGAATTTCGACATTCAAAAGGTCAGCGATATCGGCGCTCTCGTTCAAAACATCGGCAACAACATCATCGCCATACTTATTCATGAAGTCCACGGCGTCGGCCGAGAACTTGCTTTTCGCTGAGCCTGTCGTGTTGGCGTTAAGCGACGCCATTTTGCGCATTAGAACTGCGGTAGGACGCACGGTCGCAGGAATATCGGCGACAAGTTGCGAATAATTTGGCGTGACTACCTGTCCGGTGCGATGCACGCGGCCGAGCATCTGCATGTGCGTGTCGATATTTGGGTCCGCCTCGACAAGAATCATGCGACGACGGCGCTTGTCCTTCACCTTCGGGTCTTTCGAGGCGTGCATTGATACGCCGGTAGAGCCAGACCTGTTCAAGATAAGCACGTCAAGTTCGCCATTATTGAACTTGCGAATGCTCACCTTCTTGCCGGCCGGTCCGCGCTCGGTCTTCGGGCGCTGCGAAAGCGTTGCTGACTTTTGCGAGTAATCAAGCATGATGTCACGGCCAGTGACCTCAGCTACCGAGTATCCTGCCTTTTGTATTTCGTTGCGAATTGCGTCGATTGGCGAAATCGGAAGATCGCCAAGGTTTAATTGATTCAGGAAGCTCATAGCCTCATTGTATTTGGCGACAGTCTCCGGGTCCATTTGATTGAAGTCGATCATAATTCGATGCTTCGTTTCCTTATCGATCTTCACGGTAATGCGGCGAGTCCGCTCCAGATACCGCTTGAGCATATCGACAAAGGAAAGATCGACAATATCGCCGACCTTCAAACCTTCCGAATCCACAAAGTCAGAAAGAAACGCCTCGTTAGTTTTTGACAGCGCAATAACCGGGCGCTCGCCGGCTTTGATGGCTGCAATAGCGCGCTTTCCGGCCTCTTGCGACGTAATCGACAAAATCATCTGCCCAATGATGTTGTGCATGACTGATGAAAATGTCGTAGAAGAAGCCCCGCCTTCACCTACGCTTCCGTCTCTCTGACTACCGGCTCCCATCTCTGCGGCGATATCATCAGCAATTTCTGATCGCTCTTTCGCAAAAGCTCGATCAAAGTCAAAAACCGCGCGTAGCCCTTTGGTGAAATTACCGTAAGCAGCCTCGTCAACTGCAACCGGCTCCATATCGTAGTTGACGCCTTCGAAGGACCGCTCGCGGCGCAAATACTGGCCTGCGGCTGCAAGCATGTTCGACACGACTTGCTGTAGAGGAATGCCGCCGCGCTGAATAAGCTCCGGCAACTGCGACGGCTTATCAACGGCCTTGGCGATATCAGTTCGCGAAAACAACGTCATGACGCGCGGCGACTTGGCGTATGTGGCCGATGAATAGACGACTGCGCGCACCTTATCTGCCTGCCCAGGCAGACCGATTACCTCACGGAACAGCTCAGAGCGCGGCGGAGCCTTGTCCTTTTCCTCGAACATCGGCTCGCTTTCGCCAGCCGCTCCGCCTGCATTATGCGTCTCGTCCATAATGAGGAACGCTTTTGGCGCAATGCGACGAAGGAAATTGCGACGCGGCGTCTCCTGTCCTTTAACGCTATTCATCTGATCGTATGTCGTGAAAACAACATCCGGCTCAGAATCGCCATTGACGATTGCATTAAGGTTTGCGGTAGCCTTCTCTAAATTCTGCGCCTTAGAGAACGCACCATATCTTTCTGGAGGCTTTTCACCAATCTCGTTCGCTGCGTCGCGCTCCGCAACCCACGTCACAGCGTCATCATCAAGCGGAACACTAACGCCAGAATTGGTCATCGCCATATTGATCGGGCGACCAAGCTGCTTGTCCCAACCAATATCATGAAGATCGCGCCACATATCGCCGTAAAGATCGGGCTTTTCGGTCACAAAGACAGGGATTGCGCCGTTCTTTTTGGCGTAGGTGATAAAGGCGGCAACGCAGTTGTGCGTCACAATGAAATCATCGGTAACGTAAAGATGAGCAGGATCGTCAACCGTAACACATTGACATTCCTCACGCCCGACAAATTTGATGCTCTTGATGTAACGAGTAGGTGGATATTTGGCCCACTCTTTAACTCGCCCAGACTTACGGGAAAGCCTGAACGGCGAAACTCCTGATGGCATTCTTATAAATACGACATGGCAATCCTTATGAGTGGTTTTCTTAATCGACCTAGTTGCGGTCCCCCCAAGCGACCTAACTATAAACACAACATCGTCAGCCAGCGACGATGAAACAGAATAATAAACACTAGCTCCACTCTTATTAATGGTCCCGTCGGTATCCATTAGACCCTGGAGAACAGCCAATCGCACATTTGTAGAATTCCACTTATAAATCTCTGGCACAAACTTGTTATCTGCTACAACTCCAGCCAAGCCAATTGAGCGCATTTTGGCAGGAATCGCATCAGGTTGATTCCTGCGGCCAGTTCTAACTTCGCGAACTATATTTCTATGCGTATCTCGACCAGATTTACGCAACACAAATCCTACAGGAATTGCCGCCTCAACAAGATCGGCCATTTCTTGTTCGGCTACAACTATCTGCGTGTCTCCATTCTTCCTGATATGTCCATCTCCGAGGCACGCTCCAACAAGGTATGGATCAAGAGGAGTATCGCGATGTGGAATCGAAATAGGACTAACAAGCGGAACAGAATAAATGCGCGTGATGTTTTTTGCTATTTCACTCGTCGTCAGAATCTTATAGTCAGCATAAATGCTCCACGGAGTATGTTTTGCTGCATATCTTGAATTGCGTGTGCGAGTAGCCCACAGATGATCTGCCGACGCTCTTGTTTTGCTACCGTCGCTAAATTCAATCTCAAATACGTCAATTACGCCTTGCGGATGCAGATGCGTAACTTTAGTTGGGCGACCATTGAGAGCAATAACTTCATCTCCTATCCTAATATCCCCCATCAGAGTCCATCCGTTCGGAGTTAAAAGTTTAGCACTTAACGGCTGACTCCTTCCTTTCCCAATACCAGTTTGATCGCCAATGATAAATCCGTCGCCCTTCTCAATATTCCAGATACCCATTGCGATAGCGTCGATCTGCTCACCAGAAAAATATTTACCTAGTTCTTCCGGCTTACGATCAAGCGCCCGCGCAACATATTCGTCTATGTCTCCGACCTCTTGCTGAATGCGCCCAAACGCACTGTAAATCGCATCCTTCAAATTGGCTGGAACAAGCGTATTCAACGAATCGCCTTCGCGAGACGCCGGCTCGTAGGATGACTGTCCGTCCTGATTGCGTTCTACAGTCCGCTTTCCATTGGAATCAGCGCGAGTATCAGCTCGCTTACGCTGTCCGCTCTCCACGGTTGGCTTTCGTGGTTCAGCGCCCACGGAAGGCCCTCCTGTAGCAGATTCGCGTTGTCCGCTATCAGGCTTTGCGCCCACATCTTTGGGTTGCTGCGGCTTGGCTTCGACATTGGGCCGAGACTCGCTTGTTCCAGTTGATCCTCTGCCCACATCATCGTTTGTTGCGGGTTTGGATCGCGCTGAAGTAGCGTTTCCAGTCGGAGCGCCACCTTCTGTAGAAGCTGCTTGTGTGACGCCATTTAGTTTATCTCCTATTTCACTCCACGACTGAAGCAGCGTCGGCGGCGTTTTAGTTAGCGGATCACGCTTGCCCCATGGCTCGCCAGATGTATTCTTTCCATCGATAACCACAACGTCAACCGGCCACTGAGCGCCCTGTTTTGCATACAGCTTGCCGTCAACGGTAAACACGTCTGTCACATTATATTGTGTGAACAGCTTGTGATAGAAAGACCTCTTTGCGGGAGCGGTATATCCCTTGGCGCGCTCTTTCGGGTCCATGCCCTTGACGCCGCCGAGAATAAGCACGGCGCGGCCATCTGGAGCCATCGCCTTCAGCGCATTCAGCGCAATGGCATGGTCAATTTGATCTGTGCGGTAGCCGTCAATCTTCCACGACTTCTTTCTGCCGCCATCGGTCACCGTTCCAAATGGCGGATTGGCGATGACGGCCGCCATCTTTCCGACTTGCTGCTTGAACATCTCCGGCTTTGTGGCGTCATCCATAATCGGCGAGAAACCAAGATCGTCGAGCGCCTTGGCGCGCGTCGGATTGATCTCGGCAACTGTAGCGTTGTCTGGTTCAACGTCAATCAGTAGCATGCCGTTGCCGGCTGACGGCTCCAGAACATCAGCTCTCGGCTCAATACCGGCGAGGCGCGAGGCGACATAGGCAAGCGGGGCAGGGGTAGAATAGGCTTGCTCAGAAATGCTTGCCGACGTGCGCGCAGACAGGTTTGGCTGCTTATTGTAGAGCCGAACAAGCTGCTCAAATGTCGCTACTGACGACTCGCCAGCCTCACGATTGATTGCAACGATGTTACGGGCGCTTTGCACGACGGCGCGCTCGACAAGCTCATCGACAAATTTATTGAACGGGACACCTTCGGGCGCTTTAGCACCTACCTCATCAGCGAGCTTTCGCGCCTCCATAATATTGCGGAATGCCTTTTGATCACTATCGCCTTCAAGCATGCCGCGCACATGCGCGATGAATGCGGAGTCGCCTTTGGTTGAGTCTGGCGCTTGCGTGGTGTTGTTTGGCTCCGCAGCGGGCTTCTCATTCTTCGAAAGATTATTGGCGATAAGGTCTTCGATGATCGCCACATTCACTTCGTGCTGCTTAAGTGTTTGCCGCAATCCAATTAAGGCAATAGAAGCCTCACCAAGCCGCCTATCCTTAACTTGTGGGTCGTAACCAAGCTCCAGCGTCTTCTCGATGCGCTTCTTCATGCGCTCGACGGCCTCCTTAGCTTTCGGAAGCTGCGATTCGTATTCCTCCCGATAGCGGCGCTTGTTCAACTCACCGAGCGCGTTGCGCGAACCATCGATGTAATGATCATCAAACCGCTCGATTTTCTCCGAAGCCTCGGCCGGCTTCTTATCTTCCGTCGCCTTCGTGCCAGACTCACTCGCCGCAACCTCATCGGCCGTCTTGTATTCAGGATGCAAGTCGCGGTTTGTCGAAATTCCCATGCCGCCGCGAGATGGAACCATTCCGACCGGCTCTGTTTTTACAATGCCGTCTTCCTTGATACTGCGGACGCCGCGAGAGTCTTCCCAAAGGTCTTTGCCTTCGGCGTTCTGCCCGACAAGTTTACGACCCTTGGCGTCACTTACACCGCCATCCGATTCATCGGCAGGCTTTGAATCAGGAACAGCTTTTGCGCCATCGGAACTAGCCTCTGAGGAACCGTCGCGTTCTCCAACAGAAGTGCCTCGAACGCTTCCCTGTCCACCTGCGGCGTCTCCGGCTCCAGGCGATACAGCTCCAGCAGCGCTTCCCACCCCGTCATTAGAAACAGATGGTCTGCTGGCAGATACATCGGGTTGTTGCTCGACATTATCGCCACCCTTCGGAACGATCTGAAATTTGCGGTCTTTTGTATTTTTGACTTCATGGGTTTCAGCAAGCCATGTGTTCTGCCTCATGTAGGAGTTTGCAGCCGCCGCAGCTCCCCAAAAATTGTTTTTGATATGAGCTAGAACTTGCTTGCGCTTCTCGTCGCTCGGCTGATTGACGTTTTCTGTCGCCGCAGTCGGAGCCTCTTGCTTTGTTGGCTTCTGCGGCGCACTTGGCGCGGGCGCTTGCGTGGCATTAGCTGGAGCCTTGTTGATGGCCGCGAAAAGATTGTCTCTTTCTTCCTTGCGCAGATACGGCCACGGAGTATTAACGCGCTCGGGATCAACGCCGGCTTCCTTGGCGTATCCAATCTTGTCTGCGATCGTCAGATCATTCCAGAATTTGGTTGTTTCGCTGATTTTAGGTGTCGCTGTCTGCGCTTCTTCTTTCGTATCAGCGCTATAGATTCCTCCTACATTCAACTTACCCGGCTTAGCGTCGCGCGCTTGCGCCTTGATAGCGTCTCGGACCTTCGCGCCATGCGCGCGCACCTGATCCTCGCTCATGCCGGTAGCATCAGAAACAAACTTCACATAATCAGAGTCGCGCTTCGATGGCGTCTTTTGCGCAGCGATATATGCTGCCTTGTCGATATCGTTATCGAACGAAAGATCGAACTGCTTTGCGCCGAACGAATAGCGCGGCTTCGCGCCAGCAAGGTCTGCGCCAAGTGATTTAGGTTTCTCCGTTGACTTTTGAACCTTTGGTTCTTCCGCCTTTGTGGCATTGGCAAACTCAGGATCACCATTCGCAAATCGACGAAGATCATCCGGTGACTTAATTCTTCCAGTGTCGAAAAGCGGCTTAGCCGCCTTCAAAACCGGGTCATCAACGCCCGCGAACTTCGTCTTTCCATCCGAAAGCGCCTTAAAGAGACCGTCGTAGAGATTGCCGGTAATAGCTTTGCCAATTTCGCCACCAGCCCCAGACAAGCCGGTAGCTGACGGTTCCTTGACACCGCGCCTCGCAAGCTCATCATCGATACGCGCGATCTGTTGCCAAATCTTCGGAGCGATGTTCTCGGAAGCGCGGCGCGCTTGCGCAACAAGATCGGCGCGACGCTTGACAAGCAAGTCGTCTTCCTGATCTTCGAGCGCCGGCGGTCCGGGCTTCGGCTTCCGCGTGACCGTCTGTTGCGCCGCCTCAGAAAGCGATTCAGCCTGCGCAGGAGCGCCCGTTCTCGGCTGTGGCGCTTCAACACCACCCTGTTGAGCGTCCTGCGCAGTCGGCTCGACCGCCCCCATAGCTGCCGGCGAAGGTTCCTCGGATTGGGGAGGGGCTGCTACGGGAGCGGTCGATTGCGTCGGCGCATCGAGAAGCTCGACCGCGCCAGATGTGACATCTTGATTGGTGATGAGCATTTCCTGCCCATCATCCGTTTTGAACACGAAGTCGTCGGCGGTTTGCTCGACAACAGTTCCTTCAACCTCACCATCATCGTCTCGAACGACAATGCGCTTGCCGCCCAACTCAGCGAGAGAACCGCCGGCCGGCGATCCAGCGCGCAGCGCGCCTGTCAGACCGCCGCCCTGCGGCGTCGGAGGCGTCTCTGGACCACGCGGAGGAGGCTGCGGAGCTGGCGGAGCGCCGGTGTCATCAAGCGTCGTGACGCTACCATGAATATCGCCGTCGGCTGGCTGCACTACATCAGACGCAGGCGGCGCGCCTGCGTCTTCAGCCTGCGGAGGCATTCCAGCGGGCGCGGCGCTGCCGGCGGTATCGACGCGGTAATCAGGCGGAGCCTCCAACATGGGCTTCTGTGCGGCCTTGGCGTCAGCGACGAATTGATCGATCTTAGCGGTCGATGACGGCCCCTGACGCTGCATCGCGCCGCCGGCGGCGGCCGGCGCGCCGCCGCCCATAGCGCCAGCAATGAAGTCGCCGAAAGTCTGCTCGGCAACGTCAGTCTGCGCGCCGGTCGCCTGATTCAGGCCAGCGCGCTGCGTGACGCCTTCGGCCGCTTCCTGTGTTCCTTCTTCAAGTGCGCCGAGCGATCCACGACCAAGCACGCGACCGGGTAGGCCGCTGCGCTCCAAAATGCCGCTCGCAGGAGATACGAGCTTCGAAGTGGCCGCGCCACCAAGCGCAGACACAGGCAGCGTGAACAGAAACGCCATACGACCAGCGGCGCTCTTTGTGATCCGCAACGCCTGATCTGGCGTCTTTCCTTCCTTGATGGCCTCTTTATAGATAGGGAGCTGCTCGCGCTCTTGCGGCGACATGGCGTCAATCGTCTTGCGCGCATCGTCTGCGGCAGCACCGCCACCCTGCAATCCACCAATTGCAGCGCCAGCGATCGCCGACCCGCGCGAAGCAACGCCGCCAGCGACAACAGGAAGCATCTGCCCGAAGATATCGAGACCGAGATACGCATAACCGCGCAGCGACGGATTCTTGCCGAGCGTCCATGTGCCCGGCTTCAAAATATTCCCGCCAGGAGACGAATCAGCAATTGCCTGCTTTGTTTCAGGTGAGACACCTTCTTGAACGCCGGCTCCCCATTTATTGAAAGCCTCGGCGAGCGCATCGCCCATAGAGCGATATTCAGGAATGCCGGCGGCATGTCTTACTGCTTGCGAGACCTCGGCAGCGCCCTGAATCGTTGCGCCGGCACCCTTTGCTGCGCCGCCAACGACTTGCAGACCTACATCACCAATTTCGCTATTTTGCTGCGCTGCTTGCGGCGCATCCTGAGATGGCGCTACCGACGGATCGACAGGATAATATTGATCCGCCAAGCGCTTCGAGCGCGACAAAATATCCTGCAAATATTCGTCGGTCTGCGGTCCCCACTGACCCCTATCCGGCCCGCCGACATACGCCTTAATGGCGTCGTCAACAGATAGCCCTTGATCCATGTAGTTCTTGATCTTTTTAGCGGCGCTATCAATGGCTTGCGATGGAATGTAGGGGTTGATGCCGTCGCGCGCAACGTCGTCATCAGACATTGCGATGATGCCACGGCGACGCGATCCGACGCCTTGCGATCTCGCAAGAGGATTGAAGTTCGAATCCTTCTCGGCCATGCCGAGAAGGACATCGACCGGCACGCCGTATTTGTCGGCCGCACCCTCGAACATCGAGAGTCGCTTAGCGTCCGCTGATGGCTGCGATGGCGGCGCGACTGATGGCGATTCTGGCCTTCCGCTATTGGCAAACTCGATCGCCGCATTCAGGCGATCTTGAGCGTTTAATTTCGCGTATTCGCCTAAATCAGGGCCAGCCATTCCCGCCTCGCGTCCTGTCAGAATCGTCTGATCTTATAAACCCAAAGCGTCAGAAAATAAAATCTCACATCGCGCGAGAGATGCCGGGATTAAACGGCTTCACTGGCTGAGCACCCATATCACGCCGAAGCACGCGACCTGGATTAACCATACCGCCCTGCGGCGTTGATCCAGTAGCGGCGCTTTGCTGATTGGAGATACTGCGCCTTGTTTCGATCACCTTATCGGTAGCGAGGCGCAGCGCTTCACCTCCGCTTGGCGGAACAATCTTGCCATCCTTGCCTCTCGTTCCAAGAATAGGATTGCCATTCTCCATATCTGTCTTTAGGAGATTAAGTGCTTGGTTGGTAACTTCCTTTGGATCGAACCCATCGCGCTTCGCGCTTTCTTCTATAATTTTAAGCGCTGAATCCTGCTCTCGCTCATCCATTTTATAATGTGAGCGCATCCTGTCGAGAACGATATCGTTCGCGAGCTTGCTGGTTGACTTGTTGGTTTCCGCCTGTTCAGCAACCTTGCGATCGTAGGCGCTCTTAGCAAACTCATACGCCGTATGGGGCGAAAGCATTGACATGCTTTTAACGGAAGCGTCGCCCGCGTCCGTAATATCAGCTCCGCCGGTTTTGTTGCCGTCTGGACTGGTTGACGTGAAGCGCATTCCAACAGTCTTGCCATCCTTGTCCTTCACAGGCTCGGCGGCGCGCTTCCATCCCGTATCGAAAATATAATCCTTATTATTAAACGTTGAATTGATATTATTTATAGCCTTATCCCAATCGCCAACGGTAAGGGCTTGACTGATTCCGCCAACTGTTTTCACAGCGTCCTTAACTTCTTTCTTATCGGTCCATGCCGTAAAAGCATCAGCATTCGCTGTGTCTCCCTTAGACAGATAGAATTGCCTGACCTTTGGGACGTAAACAGAATTAAAGGCTTCATCGAAGTTGTTGTTATATTTTGCTGGATTCTCACTGAATGCCTTATTGGCCTCCGCTCCAGCGGACTTCTTGGCTTCCTTTTCCGCCTCAACGTCAGCAAGCCCACTCAAAATGGACCTACTCTGCGCAGCAATAACCGGCGTCTTAATAGCGCGGTCTTCAGCCGCCCATTGGCGATCCTGAGCGTCATTCGCCGCGTCGCGAGCGTCCTTGGACTCTGCTCGCTTGTTGGCGCTTTCAAGAATACCAAGCTGCCGCTCTTTAAACCTTTGTTCCTGATCCTGCTTATCCCACTGGCGAGCGACATTAGCGCCACTGGCAAGACCATTGATGAAAGCACCGATGCCTGCGCCGTATGAAGCCATGTCAAGTCCTCTTTCGCGAAAGTCGCTTGTCGTATTCAACGCATTCAGAAATCACAACCGTCACCAAACCAAGAATGACGACTGCGCATAGCTGAAGGATTCCAAAATCATCAACTCTCATGTCACAGCCCCCTTGGAATCGGAAACCTCGAACTCATGAAGTCCATGATGCCATCAGACCGCATGCCATTCTGTGGGCGCGTCACAACACGCTCGATCGACGGCAGGAATCCGGTGCGCTTTGCGATAGCTTGCCGCGCGTCCTTTGGCTTTTCGAATTGCTCAACGAATCCGGCCGTCGCCTCTGATCCGTCTTTATATTTGGTCCCGAGATACTTCTGCGTTTCGCGTTCACCAAGCGCATAATCAATCTGGCCCTTCCAGTTCGTTTTCCAATCTGGAACGGCTTTCTCCATTGCCGACAGTCGGCCCTTGTGATGCTGGAACAGCCCGCCAGATGGTGCGCCAAGATCGTTTGGATTATATGCAGCGGGATTGAATCCGCTTTCGCCTTGCATGTTCGTAATCATGCCAAGCGCGTGCTCGTGACTAACGCCCCTTGAAACGATGTAGTCATACATCTCTTTCGCTGCGTTCGGATTCGACACGGCACGCGACGTAATTGCTGGCCCTGGCGTTGTCGGCGCGATGACTCCGCGTGGCGTCATCGGCGTTGCTGATGCTTGAGTCGTTGCAGAAGGAATAGCCGCCGGCGTCGTCGGTCCTGGCGTAGCCACCGGAGTCGTCGCAGGGTTGGAGATAGAACGCCCACTCAAGAGCTTGTCTATCTCGGCCTGCCTGTCGATCTGACGCGCGGCGCTGTAACCACCGAACGCGCCTTCCATGAAGGCTCCAATTCCACCGCCGGTGCTCACGCCGCAACCCCATCAAAACGAGCGAACTCTCCATAAAATTCAATTGCCGCCTTCTTGTATGCTAATGCGGCCTCGGCCTTGGTAATGAAATATCCCAAGTGCCTGTAAGAGCCATCTACCTGGATTCTTGCGTGCCACTTTTTTGTTTGGCGAAACCAGTAAACGCCTTTGATTCCAGAAGTGTTGTTGCGCTGCGCCATCCTATTTGCACCGTTTTGAGAATGGGATGCCTCGCGTAAGTTAATCCAACGATTGTCTGATCCATCTAAGTTGTAATGGTCAACTATTCGATTTGGCCACTCACCAATCATGTATATCCATGCAATACGCTGCGCTAAATAATAGCGATAATCTATGCAAATATGGATATAACCATCATTTCTCAATGATCCAGCACAACGCCCGCAAAATCGCGCATTCCAAGCCTTACATGCTCGATCACTCTTAAAATGCTCGCAAGGGCGGAGCTTCCATATGAACGCGCCTGTCTCAACATTATAGTCAAGACATTCGCGAACATAGGCCGCTGTCAATTCTATTCTGCTCATATCAGGCGGCCTTTTTCATGATGCTACGTGGTTGCAGACGACGCGCGGCTTTCTTGCCGCTATCGAGAGATTCGACCTTCTCGGCAAGCTCCTTCACCGCACCCATCGTGATGCCAATTGCGCTGATCGCATCAATTGATTTACCATCACCAAGCCCGGTTGCCGCATTCCAATCTTGCGCCATCGGCCCCACATGAACCTCGCGATCCGGTCCTTCGCCTTCCTTGTAGCGCCAAGATTCAATCGGTATTTTCTTGATCGCGTCGAGAACTCCGCGAGCTTCTTTGCGGTCCTCTTTAGCATCACGATCGCTCTTGTAGATGCCGAAACCAAGCCCAACTGCGCTGCCAAGACCGCCGAGAAGCGCGTTTTGATTAGCAGCGTTCGTCTGATTTTGCTGGTTAATAAGACCAACCTGACTGTTGTAGATGTTGCCCCATTGCTGACCGGCCTGACCATAGAGACCGCCAGCACCCTGGTAGCCAGTGTTCATGATATTTTGGTTTGCGAGCCAGCTGTTCTGCGCGCCGAGCGCGTTGCCGGCGGCGCTCGATCCAGCCCCAACGCCAGCGCCGAGCGCCGAGAGCGACTGGCTCGGAAGGTTAGCGCCGATATTGAGCGCGTCGCCCTGCAACCCCATAGCCTGCGTGCGGAGCGTGCTGCGAGCGTTATTGGCCGCTCCAGCGGCCCCTAGCGCGGTCTGCGTCGCCTGAGCGCGGTCGATGCCATGATATGCCCCCGACGCCGGATTGATGCCCCTGGCGGCCATGCTGCGGTCTGTGGCGGCCTTCTGGATCGCCGCATTGCTGAGCACGTCGGCGCGGGCTTCTTCCGCAGCCTTCGCCTGCGACGCGGCGCTGTCCCAATTATTGGCCTTGTCGATATATTTGTCTTGGAGCGGCTGGAAAACGCTCTTGTAGCGCGCGCGATCTTCGCTCGCCCACTGGCTCGCCTGAGTCATCGAATCAAGCTGCGCCTGCGTCACCTTGCCGGTCAGTTCATCGATGCCGGCTTGACGCTCATTCCCGACGGCGAATTGCTCTTTGGCGAAATTGAGCCAATCCTGCCCGAGTGCGGTTTGCTGCTGAGCGGCCTGCGCCTGCTGCATCGCCGAGAACATAGCGAACGGGTCGCTTGAAGCTGAGGAACTACCGCCGAAAAGTGACATATCAGAATCCTCTGAGCTTCGTCTGATTTTTACCTTACATCATCAGAAATTCTACGACAACGCTACAGCGCCGAGAGGATAGCCACGAGCACGCGCCTGAGAGCCGCCACGTCAGCCACCAAAGCATCGTGCTCCGCCGCTGTTGGGTTGGCTCCAGCCGCATTCGCCGCCGTGATTTCTGGAACTAAAATCCGCCTGATCGCATCGAAGTCAGACCGCAAGAGCGCCCGGCGCGCGCCGTTCGCGCGCTCCCCGGTCAGCCTTTCCAGCTTCTCAATGGCAAGGCCAATTCTACGCTCTGCTGCGGTCGTCACTTGATCTCACCCTGCATAAGTTCGCTCGGCGACATGGCCAGATAAATTGCGTCGATCTGCCTTTGTCCCTCGATCTGTATTTCCCATTTGCGCGCCAAGAATCCAGACGGCAAGCGAGCAACTTGATTGAAGTCTGTCAATGTTCGTTTCAGCGCACTGTCTGAATAGACCTTGCACTGAAATGGCGTAACGGAACCAGGAGACGACGCTTCGCTACCAACTACCGTAGATGAGAATGCGGCGTTAACGAGCGTTGCATCCTCGACCATAACAAACGGCGGCGAAGAACTATCCAGTCCATCATCAAGAACCTCGCCATCAACCCGGATAGCGCCGTAATTTGAATCTGCTGGCAACATGAACGGTTTAGATTTCCATGTCATGGACATGAATTGCTGGCGATCGGAATCCCATTCCTGCGCCATATGGTCATCGTTAAGCACGTATAGCTTACCAGCTCCAATCTCAAAGAACATGAAATCATATTTCAAATCAGTTCGACTTAAAAATGGCTGCTCGCCGGTAAGGTCGATAATAAGCGTTCCTTCTTGGGTTTCACCAGACGTATCCTCGTATGAATACGAAGCAATATATCGTCCATCGTATTGCGCAGAAACCCACGTCTCCGGCGACATTTCGCGCCACTGGTCGATCGTCCAAAGATTACGCGAGACCATTTGCGCGCCACCTGAGCCTATCACGGCAAGGCCATTTGGCGACGGATACGCAACCGAATAGCCAAGATCAACAATCCCATACTTATTGATGCACGGTAGGTTGAACTCCAAGCGCTCAAGCGTCATCGAGTCAGGAGATATTCCTGTGCAAACATATGGCTGACCTTCGGTCATGATGGCGATTGATGAGCCGAATGCGCCAAGGCCGACGATATCAAAATCGACAGTCTGGACATACTTCTCGGGCCAAGCATGAGGAATCCACGGCTCGGTAAGATATAGCTTCTTGCCGACAAACCCGGCCAGCATGCCATTGGGTAGCGCGATGATGCCGCTTAGATCGTCCGGCGGCGGATTATAATCAGTCGATGGAATCACCTCCTGAATTGGGTTGTCTGCTAGGACATCCTCCCAACTCGGCGTCGGAACCGGTAGCGCCTGTTCGTTGATTAAGAAAAGCTCGGTAACCCCAAGCGCGCTTGTTTGTGAGCGATAAATACGAATGCGATTGTAGTTGCGATCTGTCGGCGGATCGACGAAATTGCTCAACGTAATATTTAGTGTTGGATCGGTAAGAACTTCATCGCTAACCGGGGACGGCTCAGATTCCTCGTCATATGCAGTTACATAAGTGTAGACATATATGACTGAATATTGTGTTTGCGGATTTGGTTCTTCGCCAATGGATAGTTTGAACGTCCCGCCGGTAGGCGTGCCACTGATGGTTAAATCCTGCTCGTCATTGGCGGAGATTGTTCCTGGCGTCGTGTGGGCAACTGAAACATCAGGACTCGTCCCGCCAGTGAGCGCGTTCGCGCCTTTGGTGAGCTTGGCGACATATCGCAGTGCGAGATCGTTCGTAAATTCGATGTTGATCGGCGTGCCTGGCAGCGGCCCGCCAGTGCAGACGACATTGCCGGAACCGATGCTAGATAGCGATTCAAGCGCTGTTTGAACTTCTCCAGCGGTGGCGTCGAAATCAAGATTCCCAGTCGTCTGTATCGCTGTCGCTACAAGTTGGTCGACAGGCGCGGCGACTTTAAGCGGATAAACCGTTGAAGTGTCCACTACGATCTTGGGAACGCCGTCGCCGGTCATATAAAGGCGATCCTCGGCGATAGGGGCCGGAACTACATCGACAACTACGTTCCATTCAAGCCATGTCGCGCCACGCTTGTAAAACATCACATCGCCATCGGCGAGAGCGCGATAGTCATTCGGATAGCGCAATGGAATAATTGAGCCATCTTGCAGCTTGCAATTGCTCGCGATCTGCGCGGCCCCATTAGGAAGCAGGCGCGGCGTTATTTTCGGAATTTCTCCAGCAAAGCCCATAAGTGATATCATGATCGGTCCTCAGAACTGAATTGTCGTCGAACCGACGAATCCGGATTTTGCTGTATCATATGCTGGCGTATAGAGATTATATTTTGTTGTCACATTTGATGCGGCCGTATCAGCGGCGCTCTGAGCGCTGTTTTTTGCAGTTAATGAGTTGTCCTTAGCTGTCTGCGCGTCGTTTTTTGCGGTAGTTGCTCTATTAACCCAATCCTGATCCGCGTTTTTTTGATCGTTCCATGTATTATAATTACTCAAATCAGACATAGCAGCAGCATAATACGCTGGATTTTTTGTCAAATAATAAGCCGCAAGATTATTATTATAACTATTCCAATAGTTATTTGTATTAGTTGTCGATGTATTTAGAGCCGCATTTGCGTTGTTCAGATCGGTAGTTGCCGCATCGTATGCCGCCACAGCATTATTGTAAGCAGTTGTTGCTGATGATAAAGCTGAATCTGCTGAAGCTTTGGTGGATAGCGCATCTTCATAATCGTTGAGCTTGCTTTGCGCATCAGCAACAAGCGCAACTAGTGCGTTGTCAGCTTTAATCTCGCATCGCGCAAAATTAGCCGTAGTCAGTTTCGCATTGATGGGATTCGACATCTTCAGTTTGAAGAACAGCGAGCGATCAGATACCGCATGAACAGTTACATTGACTGATTTTGTAACTTCACTAGGCGCATAATGTAGCGTCCCTAGCGCTTGTGAAAAATCACTACCAGACTTCGCCGATTCATTGACCGTCTGATAACTAACATACACGTCTTCAGCGCTCTCTTGCGTGAGGTTGACGACGAATGTAGCTGTTCTGCTCATGCCGATAGCACCACTATGTTTTCAACCACGACAGAAGGCTCAGAATCAACCGCCACCTCAGACAACTCACACAGTCCGGTATCGCGACGTATCGAGCAAGAGACTGTGGATGATAAAACAAGCTTAAATTGTTCAGCAGAACTGCCTGGAATATCGTCTCTCACAGGAACAATTATCTGCTTAACCGTCTCTCCTGGCGCAAATATTAGTGTTCCAGATACAGAAGTGTAATCGCCTGGCTCGGTAGCCGAATCGTCAATAGTCGCATAGTCGACTTGCACGGCAACATCGCTTGGCCGCGATAATGGAACACGAAAGACCGCCGACCTTGCCATATCAAGCCTCTGTATACCAAGTCAAAACGATAAGACCTTGCGCGCCGTTGCCGCCAGTAGAGCCGCCAGACCCTCCAGCGCCGCCGCCGCCGCCATATAAACCGCCATCTCCGCCAGTTGACGCGACATTATCTAAAGCGCGCGATCCTCCGCCTCCGCCGCATCCATGCGACGCATCGTATTCTGCCCCAGGGGAGCCATCGGTAGGTGTTGCTAGATCACCACCAACCCCGCCGAAACCAGCATCGCCATTACCGCCTTGAACACTCGAAGAATCGAACGCAGCGTCACCGCCATCTCCATATGGGCCTCCAGCTCCGCCGCCGCCGCCGTAATAAGCTTCGCCACCACTGTATTTAACATCGCCGATACCAGACGCAGCGTCTCCACCTAGACGTTTAAATAATCCACCTTCGCCACCCTTTGCTCCGCAAAATGAAGACCCATAGTCAGAACCACCAAACCATGTATCTCCACCGCCATTCTTAGATGAACCGTTAGTTCCTGCGCCTCCGGCGCCAATGCCGTAGTTTACGGAGCTAGATGGTGTTAATGTGACGTTATTCTTTTTAGAATACCCACCACCTCCACCACCATATGCAAGTTGGGTTCCACCTCCAGCTCCGCCACCAATGCATTCGATGGTGTTATTTGCACTGTTCCACGTCGCATCAACCGACCAAGATGATCTAGACACAAGGAAGACGCGATTCAGCGTGAGCGATGAGAAGCTCGCCATCATCAGCGGATTGAACATTCCGGGGAGCATTACGCAACCGCCTTTGATAGCGAATATTCAATCATCGTCGACGTGATGACCTTGTAGTGCATCAGGTCGGTTGAGTTTCCCGCAGTCGAAAGTGGCGTCGCCGAGCCTCCACCCGCCTTCTTCCAGTTGCTTCCGAGCGTCCATGTGCGACCGCCGGTCGCGTCCTGTACGATGCGGATCGTGCCCGCTTGTCCAACCTTCGCGTTTGTTGGGTTCGCTAAAGTGAAGTTGCCAGTCTGCGTCGTGCCGAGAATGAAATTGCTTCCGAGCGCGAAGTTCGGTGTATATGTCGTCGTCGATATCGTGACGGTCTTTTCTTCAGCATCCGCCCATACGGCGGCAGGCGTTAGTAGTTTACTCGCCGTGTTAGCGATGAACTCGCCCGACGCCGTGAAGGCGGCAGTTGCCATCTTGGCGAAGGTGATGACGCTATTGGCAATCGAAGTAGCAACCTCTCCCTCAGAAGTCGTCACGTCGCCAGTGAGATTCGGCATACGTGCGTCTGGAAGAATGCCGGTCGAAAGATTGGCCGCAGATGCTGATGTAGCGACGGTAGCGAGTCCCAATAGTGTCCGCACCTGTGATGCAGTCAAGGCAAGCGGAGTCGCCGGTGATCCGGTGTTATTGCCAATGATGCTGTTCGCCGCAAGGTTCGCCATCTTGGCGAGACTGACGGCGGCATTGGCTATGGTTGTCGCCACCGCTCTTTCTGAAGTTGTCACATCGCCGGTGAGCGCCGGCATACGTCCAGCCGGAAGCGTGCCCGTCGATAAATCGGCGGCTGATGCCGACGCCGCGACTGCGGCCAGTCCAAGATTCGTTCGCGCTGTTGATGCGCTGGCAAGATCGGAAAGATTGCTCGCCTTCTGCGCCGCGCCGGTGATGCGTGAGTCGTCGCCAGCCGCCAACGTGCCGGCCGTGGTTCCGGTGTTCTTTACCGCCGCGTCGCCGAGACCTGATACGTCGGAGGCAGCGCCGGTTGATGCAACCGCAACAAGTCCTAAATTGCTACGCGCTGTAGTGGCGCTGGTTATTTCAGAAAGATTGTTGGCCCCAACCATATCGCCGGCACCAAGGCCGTCTGCGCCCTTCTGAGCAATCTTGGTGAACTTGCTCGCGTCGAACGCCCCACCAGATGTGTGCGGCGTGTGGCAAACAAATGTCTCACCGTTATTGGTGACAACGTCGGCGGGAGCAACATTCGTGTAATCTGTCGCCGGAGCCCATGCGGCAACCGGACCCCACGCAGCGGGTCCAACATCTCCTTCTGGTCCAGGGTCGCCTTGATCGCCCTGATACCCCTGATCCCCCTGTAATCCAGTTGGTCCAGAAGGTAGAACAAGATTCAAAACCTGATTAGGAGCGTCGCCGGTGATTTCCGCCTCTGCAAGCGATCCTGGCGCGCCTGTCTCAACGGTCCCTATCGACAGTTCATTCCAAATAGATTCAAACGCCGCCGATGGCGAGGCGCTGCCAACACTCAACCTTAGCGTATCGATCTTTACCTGACCGTTGCTCGTCGTAATCTCGATACGAATTTCATATCGAGAACCTTCTCTGCCTTCGCTGACCTTGAATAGAACCTTATTGTCGTCGAGCAGCTCATCGGCTGAAATCACAAGGTCTGGCGTTGTCGCGTCGCTATGTGTCACAACAGCAGATGAAATGGTTTCATCGACCGCCAGCCACCTCGAATAGTCCACAAGATAGGCGACTTCCTCCAACGCACTCTGCTTGACGCGACCGATATCATCGCCTCCAACTTCGGAGGCCCACATATATTGGTCGCTATTGCGATTTACAGCGAGAGGCATTGTTCCGCCCTATCAAAGAAACGACGAGCGCGTTCTTACTCGCGCTCTTTGCTGACCACGCATGTTCTGATTAAACTTCGCGTCGCAGATTGCCTTAAACATCGCCTCTTTCGCAACGCCGAGATTTGGATTCGTGTATGGCTGACCAGGGGTCAGAAGCAAGCCAGCTAGTGCGCCATCAGCAATGTCCTGCGCATAGTTTTCAAACAAAAAATCATCACAGTCCTCGGCCGTGTGCGACGGCGTAAGGAACATGCTGATGCGCAGCGTTCCTGTCGCGAGTGGGACAATGATGATTTTGTCGTGGCTGATTTGCGAAATATATTCAGGCGGAGACGTGCCGGGAGTGTCGCCTTCCTGTGGAAGATCGTTAGGTTCAATCTCTTTGAACGGAACGCGCTTCAGCTTATTTCCCCATCGCTCCGCATCAGTTAGCTTAAACCAAGCCTCTTCGATTTCGAAAAGAGAAGACTGAGCAGGAACAGGAACAATCTCGTATTCATCTCCTACAACGTCTATTTCCTCCAAGCGCCGCCATGAGCGCGTTCTCTCGCAAAACTCAATTGCAGCGTTGCGCAACGCCTGGATTGCAAGCGGCTCTGGTACAGACGGCGCTGACGGGAGCACATAGGAGAGGAAGTCAGTGAACGGCGTCACGCTGCATTCTCCTGTTCCGTAGACGGCTTGACGTTGGGATTCTTCATCCCGTCATTGGTGAGCATGACGCCGATAGAGCCTGCGAATTGCTGAAAATATGCCGCCGCCTTCTGTCCGCTTCCGGCATATTCAGCATCCTTGGAAAATGCTCGATACGCCACGTAATCGACTATGGCGTTTGTATAGATATCCGATCCGCTGATATTCACATCGTAGCTATTGATATCGTCCTCATTGGACGCTGGAATTGGAATGCCTGACGGAACTTGCGAAACGACGACCTCGACGATTCCGGTTCCATCGTTTGGCGGGTAGACCCAAAAAATGTTCTTTTCTTTTGCGTCGAACGCAGCATTTCGAACGATCTTAGCCGCCTGAGTCAGTGACGTGTCGTGCCAATAAATATTTGATGCGTCCAACATTTCCATATCGACAGTGCGAACCGCCTGCGCGCCGAGACGTGGAGATTCGCCTGTCGTCTTTAGGTTGCGCGTGATCTTCAGGAAATGAGGATATGTCGCCGGAATCGCTTGCCGCGTTCCGACAGCCAGCGCCAGAACAATCGATGTTGAAAAGGCGGTTGGCTTTAGAGCGACAATCTCGCGAAGCGCGTCATTAAACCAGAGTCGCAATTCAGGAAGCGTCCATCGAACGCTTTCTTCGTCCTGAAGGACGATACGAACTCTTTCAAGAACACCCTTTGCTGCGATTGGCATTATTCACCCCGAACAACCTTCGGCCGAAATTTCGACTTGCTCAGACTAACAGCGCGCAGCACTACGGCACCCTGCACATCTTTCTGCATTGGACTAGGCATGCCATTGGGGGGTAGCGGCGCTGGCGCGGGCTGCGCTTCAACCACCCTCGGCTGGACCTTGTAGATTCGAAACGTGCTGACGTTCAGAAACCAATCGATATGGTCCAGGTTCACAACCTCGGCGACGTGATCGCCAGATTCGTTCGGCATGAAGTGATACACGGTTCCGTCCATCATCTTCGGATGCGAACCATTGGGCCGCTTGATTGTGTGCTCGATGATCATCTTGTCCTCACATAAAATAGGCGTGGCACATGTAGCGCCACGCCATAATCATGCAGACGATTACTCGCCAGCGTTCATGCGATACCAGACGCCAAGATGGATGATCTTGCCGGCTCCGACTTCGATATCGGTTCCAACTTCAAGACCGATTGAACGATCGGATTCGCTTGCCGCGATCTTCAAGCCGGTAACAAGCGCGCCGCGCACAATGCTGGTTTCGCCAGTGTCGATTGACGCGGCGCTGAACAGTTCAGTGCCGAGCACTCGCACACTAACATCGTCGCCAATTTCGCCAGCAAGAATGCCGGCCGTGAGCGTGATGTTTCCAACGTCAGCCTCGCACCACGCATACCAATCAACGATCTCGCAGCGCGCCGGAAGAATGCCGATGTCAACGATATCGTCAGCGTCAAGCCGCTCGCCGACAACCGAATACCAGAAGTCGGCAAACATAATCTCGCCAGAGCAATGCGGCATGGGAGTCGGACGACGATGTGAAAGCTTCGTCCATTCAGAAAGTTTGGTAGCCATTTTCGTGCCTCTCTATGAGAGCGAGAAGAATGATGCGCGCCGCTTAGAGCGGCGCGCTCGCGGTATCGATGGCGATTACGCCGAAGTCCTTGGAGTTGAACCGCGTCTTCTTCACACCGATGATGGTGCCGGAGCCGAAAATCGGCTCGTTTTTGAAGTCGATCAGCTCCTCCTCCCAGGGGAAGGTGAGGCCGCCAGCCATTCCGAAGGCGACGACGCCTGCCTGCTTGCCAAGGAACAGCGCGCGCGCCGCCTCAACCGCGCCAGCGCCGTAATCGTTGAAGCGGATGACGCTTTCGTGCGAGTGCAGGATGACGTTGTTGATCATCCCCAAGCCTCCCTTGAAGATCGGGTTGTCGCGACCCTCGGCCGAAGCAGCCGCCTTCTGGATTTCGAGCCAACCAGCCGAGTCAGAAACACGCAGATCGCGCTCCTGATGCGGCGTCATGACCAGAACATAACGACCCTCGCCAGATGTCATAACCGGGCACATATTGGCCGTGCTCGGGTCGAGGGAGCGCATCATGCGCGCCTCGGCGACGATGTTCTCGATGTTGTTCCGCGTCAGCTTGTCGCCGGTGTCAACGTCCGACTTCTGCGTGGCGTTGCCGCCGTAGAATAGATGGCCGGTATCGGGAGCCGTGATCGCGTTGCCAGCGTGACCAGTCCAACTCGTCGGCTCAAGGAAGTCCTCGTTGATGCCGCGCGCGCCGGAGAGGTAGATGAAAAACAGCTCGTCCATATACTGCTTCCAGTAATCGGACAGGCGTGCCAGCGCGACCTCGCGAAGATTGTGCAGCGTGCGCTTGCGAGTCATTTTGCCGCCGGCCGACACGCTCTTGCGGGTCTGGTCGATGTAGACCTCATCGGTGAAGAAGCGCAGATTTTCCTCATTGCCGAGCAGGCGATCGTCGCCGACGGTCGGCCGGCCGCGCAGCGTCACGGAAAGGTCGAACGAAACCTTGTCGCCCGCGTCGCCTTCCAGGTCGCTCTTGCGCTGAATGATGGAATTTTCGTCCTCGCCGATGAACTTACGGGCGAAATAGGACTTCTTCTGAACCTCGGTAACGAGCTTGGCAGACCAGCGCTTTACGGCTTTGGCGTCTGACGTGGTGATGACGGTGCGAGTCATGGTCGCAATTCTCCTGATGGTGAAAAATCACAGCATCAGGCACGTGCAGCGCCGTCAGACTTGGATATGCTTAGCCTCGGACACGTGCAGCGTCGTCACTATCGGAATCAGTAATATCTGATTGCTACCTAGCCCGCAAGTGGAGGGAATATCGATTTTTCGCGCGCCTTGCTCAAAGCTACATCTACGGCGCGGATGGCCTCAACCGACTTGCTGGATGGCTTGTCGATCGCGATACGAGCCTTCACCCCTTTTTTCACCTTAAGGGTAAAAGACACGTCGCCCACGACAACCTTATCGCCGACAGCAAGATCAATGATAAACATCCGCGCTATCTCTCTACCAGTTTGTGCAAAACCGCCGCGCGACGAGTTCAGTTGCAGCGGTTAGAATGCACGACGCATTTCGCGACAGAGCACCCTGAAAGCGTCGCAGCGCCGACAAGGACCGCCAGCATGGACGCGACGAAGATCAGCGCGCGCATTTTTATAGCCCATCCAATGTTTTTCGAAGATCGTGCAGGGCCGCGTTTGCATCGTTTATGTTTCTGGGCAGATCAACAAGCGCCCACGCGCATTCAACGCGGCACCAGCGGCGACTAGACGAGAAGATAACAAATTCTCTGCCCGCAAGCGTTCGCCTCTCACCAGCCACCGGATGAAGCCACTGGTGAGATCTGAGCTGCGCGCCGAATCCTCCAATCCATGTGTAGAGCCGTCCAGAGAGCCAATAGAAATGACTGTCATGATAAGGCGACTTCATTCCATTGCCGTTGCCGAAGATGATATGGTCAATTTCAAACATTGCTGACCCTCATAGTGTTGCGCGCATCATTCGCCTATCCAACGCATAAACGCATCGATGATGTGCAGCGCGATGAAGATCAGCGCGATGTATAGAAACAGTTCCATCGCGCCGCCCTCCCTGGGTTTAATTAGCTTCGAGATACGCCTGCTGCTGCGACGCCGACAGCTTGGCGAACGCCTTCTCGAACTTAACTGGGTTCGATTCGGCCAAGCGGTCGAGCGCGGCGAACTCGCCGCCGTCTGCGGACTCAATCTCCGCTGAAGGCACATTGGCGAGCGTAGGAGGGGCCTGGACGCGGCGAGGCTGTTTCCCGGCCTCCTTCGTCGTCCCTGACTTCTGCGGCGCTTCCTTGCCGCCCGTCAGCGCGGCGATGTCGCTCGTGAAAATCCGATGCGCCTTATCGAGCATCTGCCGATCCGAAAGGTTCTGATTGTTGGCGTCGGCCGTGACCTTACGAACAACGGAATCAAACGCGAGCTTCATGCTCTCGGATGCAGTAATCGCCTTTCCGGGTCCGTTCATGAAGCGGCCGACTTCCGCAAACCATGCGTTGTCGCGGGCCTGCGCCGTCATCTCCTCGGCCAGCTCGTTCTTGCGCATCTGCCATTCGATCTCGCCGCGATTCTTGGCGATCTCCTTCAGGCCGCTCGCAAGTTCGCCGGAAGTGATATCTCCCTCGTCAAACCTCGTCTGTAGATCGGCTTCCTTGTCGTCGAGCACGGCGAGCGCCGCCTTCGCTTGATCGACTGGCGCGGCCCGCAGCGGAGCGTCTACGACCGTAGGGCCTTCTCCACCGTCGTCATCGCCGGCTCCCGCATCATCGCCAGAACCGTTTCCGTCGTCGCCAGCGTCGGCGTTGGCGCTTGCATCAGTATTTTCTGACGAAGCAGACGCAGGCTTTCCGTCCTGTGCGCTCTCTGCATCATCATCATCGCCAGCTTCGATGTCCCCATCATCGCCTTCGTCCGCACCATCGTCATCTCCTTCAAGAGCGGCGCGTTCCTCGTCCGACAGTATCGGCTCGAACTTGTCGTCATCTTTTTCATCGGCCATTGATATTCTCCTTCTCCTGTAGTTCTTCGATCAATAGAAATCCAGCCGACGCATAAACGATGATGCCCAACATCTCCGCTTTCGCCGCCTCGAACTCATTTCGAGAAGCCATCGATGTGGCTTCCTGCGCTTTCTTGCACACCTGGTAGGTGTGGCCGCCGAGCCCGACCATGCGGGCAATTTCCATGATCGGCTGCTCAAGGAACGGCTTGTTGTTCGCGTGCCGCTCGCGGCCCTTGCCGCTGGCGGATTGCGAGAAGGCCGACCCAAGCACGCGCCGGAGCGGCCCATAGAGATCGCCGTCTAAAGGCTCGCCGTCGTGGATGAGCTTGTGGGGCGTCATCAAACGCGCTCCGGCCAAGCCCAATAACGGCCAAGGCAATCATCCTTGTGTGAGACACTACCCTCGTCATAGACGCCGCCCCAATGCAGCACCTTTAGGTTTACATAAGGACCGTCAAAGCATTGCGTGACGATCGCCGGATAAGGTCCGATGCCCTGTCCATTGAAATGCTTCGATGTATCTTCCGTGTAGAAGTGGACGATGCGTCCAACGCTCGGTTTCTGGATCATTTGCTATGCTCCGCCTTCTGCTCGTTTCTTTTGGCTCGCCGTATCAACGATGGAATGCTTGAATTTTCCTCTAATGTTTTGTCCAAAGAATTTTCCTTGGCTTTCCGACTTGTCGAAGTCGTCGTAGAGCGCCTGCGTCGTTTCGAAATAGACATAGTGCTTTCCGTTCTTGAACTTCACATGCAGCGCCTGCGCCGCATTGTCGTAGCCGATTGACTCAATGAGCGACGACTTGATCGATTTAAGAATCATGTTTCATCCTACAGTGAATGCCAGACCAACCTGACGATGCGCACCGCAAATACAGAGGCGCAAATCACCACGCCCCACATAATTGCGCGTCTCACAAGATCGTATTGGTCTGGCGGGAACATCATTCGACAAATTATCCGTAGTTGGCCGCAGCGAGCGTCGCGAGAACAACGGCCTTGCCGTTGATCGAGGCACAGACCTTGAACGCAGTCTTTGCGGAGTCGGTGATCTCCAGAATGAAGATACCCGTCTTGAGCGTCTGCACGCGGATGGCCTTTTTGGCAGAGTAAATCTGAAGCACCGTTCCAGACGCCGATTTATTAGTGACGGTTCCCGACGCAGACGTGGCGGTAAGACCCTGGCCATCCGCATCATCGGAAAGCCAAACGTCCAGGTGATGCACCTTCGCAACAGCGTCGCCGTTTTCATCGGTCACAGTGATCGTGACTTCAGACACGTTCGCAGCCGCGTCGGCCGCAACGCCGGTGACGTTGCGCGCCTCGCCGCCGGGTCCGCTCATCGCAGCGCCTTCAGCAACCAGACCGTCGGTCGTGATGCCGCGAACAGCGCCAAGATTGTTCTCGTCCATATCGACCATGACGCCCAACAGCGGAACGGGCGATGAGTTGACCTCGATCGTCCAGCCGGGAGGGGCCGAAACGAGCTGGTTGTTTTCCGGTAGAGCCGACATATCAAATCACTCCCATGGGTTGAGCAGTCGGCGCTGAACCTTCTGCTGCTTGCTGTGCGGCTTGCTGCTCTTGCATAGCCGCTTCTTCTTGCAGCGCTTGCTGCTCGAACTCTTGCGTTTGCATCTGTCTGGCTTCTTCAAACGCCTCATCATCCTCATGCTCTGTGCGGCTCTTGAATCCAGCTTCATGCAGCACGCCATCTGCTACTGGAACCGCAGGCGGAGCGGACAACATGGCGATAGCTGTTTCGAGCGCAGCCTTTTGCGCGGCGACATTTTGGTTCGCGATCTCGGCGAGGATTTTGCGCGCGGCGTTCTTGGCGTCGCCGTCCGCCTTTGCTGCCTGCGCGCCCTTTAGAGCCGCGCTGGCTTGCTTTTCGGCGATCTCGGCCCGCTGTAGCGCCTTGGCCATTTCGGCCTGCTCCTGGGCCTCCTGCGCCTTGGCGATCTCCTGCGGCGTCGGCTCCTCTGCATCCGGGTCTCGCATGCCAGTTTGTTGCCGGATGCGGTTCACGATCTCGTCGCGGTTTGGAATATCCATTCCTTCGACAAGCAGATCGAGCATGATGATAGCCATCTGCGGCGCGACAGGCGCGAGCTGCTGCAACAACTGCAACAGCTCCTCGCTCTGCGCTTGCCGCACGGATGCGCGCCAGTCGTCTTCCGATATGACGTAATCCGCCTTGGTGCGAATGATATCGTTCTCTGGAAGTCCGTCATTGACCGTGATGTATTCCGGCGTGCCGCGCATATTGGTTATGCGAAAGCTTTTTTCCTCAGTGAAAAACTGCTCGATGAGAGACAGCTTCTTTTCGCCATGGACCTGCTTCGCGTAGCGCAAATTGTCGAACACATTGGCGAGCGCTGTGGTTGACTGCTCCTGCCGCTTGCCAATGGCGACGCCGCTATTGGCGTTGGTTTGCCGACCCATGTATTCGTCTGTGACGCCCGACACCGATTGAATCATCGCGATGTTGCGACTCATCAATTCAAGATGCGCGGGCGCAAGCTCTCGGTCGGCATTCAGTTCAAGACTCTTGTTGGCTTTTTTGACGATGATTGCGTTAGGATTCGCAACTTCTTCCGCCAGTTCATCCAGGTCATCAACAGCGCCTTCGTCCATAATGACCTTGTTGGACGACAAGATCGCCAGCGCCTTCGAAGCGCGCTTGTTGATATCGACCTGAATGTCGCGCAGCACGCGAATAATGCCGTATGGCAGGCCGTTCTTGCCGCGCCTGTTGCACCAGATTGGCGTGAAGGGGAACTTGTTGTGCCGATATGGAGACTGCGAAATGTAGAGTAGACCCTTCACGCACATGATTGCGACATGCACGCGCATATCTACCTTTTCGACAATCGCAGCGCGACCAGCTCTAATTTCATCCTCGTGCGCTTCGTGGCCTTCCTCATAGGCTTGGCCGCTAAAGTCGCCGCCGCGTAGTTTCTTGACCTTGGTTGGATGGCGGAACCAGATTTCAATCAGTCGCACGCGGCGACGATTGTATTCAAACTCAACGTCCGATCGATCGAATACACCTCCCTCGAACATCTCGATAGAGTCCATCGGCTCATCGCCGTAAATTCCATCGACCAACAAGCTATCGGTTTCGTAGGCGGCAAGCTGGATCAATTTGGCGCGCTGCGGGAACATCGCCTCGGCGATATCCTCATCAACCCATTTAGTTCGAATCTGGTAGCGGCCGTCCTCAAGAGCGCGATGCGTCGATGCTGAGTCCCAAAGCATATTGCGCCAGGATTCATGTCGATCATAGACCGGCTCGCCGTCATCGCCTTCGCTAAGCCCGCACTCCAACCAGCCGACGCCGACCTTAATCGCATCCTCGAACGCCGACGACGTTGCGAACTGCGACATGTTCACATCGTCAATGTATTTCATTAGCTGCGTTTTGCGCTCTGCCGGCTTCGATCCATCCTTGCGGCGAGGCAGAATGCGGAAATCAGAACGCGCACGTTTCTCCGTGCCTGTGATTACATCGAGCGTCGGCTTGAGAACGTTGTAGACGATCGGAATCTGGCCTCTATCAGTGAGAATTTCGGCGTCCGTCGTATCCCATTGGATGTTGTCGTAGTTGTCTTCGTCAATGTCCATTTCTCGGCGATTGTCGCTCTGTCGTCCAAGTTCACGGCGACACATGCCCATGAGTTTCTTGAAAAGCGCTCGGTTTTTATCGTTGTCCAACTCGCTGCGCTGCGGTTTAGCCGTGGCCTTTTCTGCGGTCGGAAGCCTGTTAATTGCTGCCTCAGTCGTGCGACGGCCTTCGTTCAAATCCATGCCGGAGTGATCGGGATAATCGTCAGGTATCATCACGAATCTCCGCGTGTTTCTGCTTGCCGTGCTCGTCGGTCATAACCAAATCCGCCAGAACGCGCTGCTCAGACTTTTCTGACCTCATAGGCGGAATTGCGAGCAGATCGCCGATGTGATCCTGAATCAGAAAGCTGATCTTTACCACATTGCGTGGATTTCTCACATCTAGCCCCAAACATTCGCAGGCTTTTGCCGATTGCTCCACGATATGCGCCGGGTCTGCGTGCTCATCTGACCAGAGATAGGCGTTATCGATATGGACGACAAACGGAATCGTCCGCTTGCCAATGATCTGGAAGCGCGAGAGCAGGGCGAGACACGGCCGCTTGTCGGGTCCGCACCACGCGCCGTAAATCCTCACGTCGCCAATGGTTCGAACGAAGTGGTATTTATTCAAGTCAAGAAATGGTTTTTCGACCTGCATCCTCAACCCCCTGCGCGCGGCTCTGAAATTCTTCGCGGCTCATGCCGTCGATCACGTAGTAAACGCGCCATGTCAACGATCCTGTGCCGGCGTCAACCCATATCGTCTTGCGCTTGTAGACGGCGTTGACGCCTTGATCATTCATCAGAGCTATCTGATCGAACACACGACCAAATTCAAATTGAACATCATCGCCATCGCGCGGTCCTCCGATGATTCGATATTGCACTGAATTAGGCTCCATCATCCAAGCCTTCGTCGCCTTCTTCTCCGCTATCGACAATCTCTCGTGCGATACGATGTTGAAGCATCATCACTCCGCTTGCGATATCGTGCTTATAATCACCAGGATCATACCATTGCGTCCCAACATTATGGTTTGCGCCAACTGTAACGATCGCGAACGCGACAATCTCTCCGCTCCCTACTTTCTCAAAATGATGCGCCATTAGCTTAACGCAACCTTCAATCGGTTCTTGGCCAGTTACGATTGCGTCGCCGTGTAGGCTCACGATCTTGTTGTCACTCATTGCTGCACACTCGTCAGCATCGCGCCAGCCGCAGCGAGCGCACCAATGAAATGAATCGCGCATCCAATAATGATGATGCGCACTAATCCATCTGGTAGATTCTTCATATCGACATTCCAGTCCTGCGAACGCGCTTCGACGGACGCCGCAAGCCATATTGTGGGTTCATCAGCACAGCTCCGAAGCGGTCAACGTCTTCGAATGCCTGGGCGAACTGGCGCAGCGCGTCTGCTGCTTCTGAGTGCTCATCATGTCGTGGCTGGTCTTTCCAAACGCCGAGCCGATCATTCCATTCACGGCGATACATTGACAGATGCGCTAGACCTTCCTTGCAGTTGGTTTCGTCAAACCAAAGCTGCGAGAATATCGAGCGCACACGTTCAATGCCGTGTTGAATCTCCTGCACGCGATCAACGGTTTCAAACCGCCATTGCGGCGCAAGCTCTTGCAGCATTTCGAGCGGCGAGGCGACGCGATGCTCTTGCTGGCGCTTATGCAGCGCATCATGTGGTAGATAGTGACGGCCGAAGATGTATTGCGTCTCGGTCAGCGCGCGAATGAAATATTCATACGGCTCGAACCACGCTTCGATGTAGCCAATGAAACGATGCTCTTTGCCTATCTGCTGATGCAACCAAATGCCTGTCCCGTCGCGATTGCCAATATCCCAAAAGGTGTTGACTGGCACATTCGATACATGAGGAACATTTCCAATATGTCCAGCCTTCCGCGCTGCCGCCAACTGCTTCGCATAGAATGTCCCCTCCATCGATTGCTGAAAGGCTTCGCTTGGCGTTGACGGATATTCCTGCCACATGCGCTCCGCATCGCCGATCATTTCGCCTTCGCGCGTCGCGATATACCAAGCGCGCTTTCGCAACGACAGCTTGCGGCTTGTCTCGCCTTCGATCTTGTCGAAATACTCATGATCGGTCGGCGTAATCACGACGCCTTGCGGGTCCATCTCGTATTCATTGTTGTCGTGCCACGCATAGAAATGAAATGCGTAGTCGCGCTTCGTCAACGTCTTGTTCTGCTCGAACAACTCCTGGGCGCGCTTCGTCATCTTGTAGAAGTCGCCGCTTTGGCCTTCAGCCGTCGATTCAATGATCGTGATGCCGTCGATTGGCACAGCCTGCAACGATCCGGTGACGACCTCTCGCGCCTTATCTGGATATTTGGCGCATATCTTCCCAAACTCAGAGACATGCAACCGATTGATCGTGCCAGATCGCATAGATGTTGCAACGCGGATCGACGAATTGTTGTGACCGAATAGCAGCTCATCTGCACTCTCGCGATGCAACGGCATTGTCACGCGAATCTCATCGGGAATATTCTCGTAGGCGAACTTCACCTTGTCGCGAAAGATCACAGCCGCCGAATCGCGATCATGCGCGACGATGCCGCAACGCTGGTTTGGATTGAACAACGCATGGTCGAGCCACATGATGCAGATGAGCGTCGAGAATCCTAGCTGACGCGCCTTGAGGATGATGTTGCGATTGTGCAGTCGCTTGAGCAACCGACGCTGCGCGCGATTGGGAACAAACGGAACGACCGAATGTTCGCTCTCGCGCTGTGGCGACTTGATGATGATCTTGTAGAGGTGGCCTGAGCAGATGCGCGCAACAGGATCGGCGAGCAGCGCATTCCATTCAGCGGCGCATGTTGGGATTGGATATTGGCTCAAGCTGTCACCGCAAGCCATAGTCTGCGCGCCCCATGGGCGACGACTCGTACGGCGACAAAAACCGCGAGCGCGACGAGCAGGGCGCGCGAAAATCCGTCTGGAAGACTACTCATCGTCGATTTCCGAGAAATCCCCATCAATAACCGAGTCAGGAGCGTCACTGGCTGCGTTTTTAGGGTCGGGTAGGGCCTTGGTAGTCGGGCGCAGCGCATAGCCCTGGGCGCGCTCCACAATGGCCGCAAACGGGTTGACCTCGATCTTGGCGTCCAAGTCGACTTTGATCGACGCCTTGCAGCCGATCGCGCCAGCCATTTGGTCGAGCGCTGCGAGCCGCGATGGAATTTCCACCTGAGTCTTGGTTTCGACGTGACAACCGTCCTTGTCGTAGCGCTGCGTGACGATGACCTTCTGAACGATGCGGCGCGCCGACTCAGGCATGTCAATCACAGGCAGCGGATTGCCAACATCGTCGAACAATTCGGCGATGTCGAAGAATGCGATCTTGGCGTAGTGCTCGACAATCGCATCCTTGCGCGCACCAACTCGTTCCAGGCGATGCTCGCGTTCCTCGATGATGCGCTTCTTGATGGCCGGCGAGGCGAGCATGGAGTTGCCATGCCAAAGCGCGTCGGTGTGACGACAGCCGGCATGGATCGCCGCCTTACGCACGTCGCCATAGATCGCGTAGTGCTCGATGAAAGCCTCTTGCCGAGCCTTGATCGTCCATCGCCGATTGCCAGACCGCATCTTGCCGCCAAACGAATGCGGCGTAATGCGCTGCTCGGGACCAAAATCAGAATCCATCGTCATGCAGCAGAAGCTATCAGATAAATCTGATTCAACAAGCGGCGAGAGGGAACATCCATAGGTTGTATTTTTGGAGCACAACCAAAAAATCGCAAATTCGACGTTTTACGTTAAGCGTAAGCCCTAGCGTCCTAAATAAGCTAGTTGGTCAGGAAATGGGGTCTGAGGGGGTATATAAATCTACGAACCCACGGTATTAAATATATATAATCATTACGTTTTATTGTCGAATTTAGGCATGATTGTAACTATTCCCAAATCGGGAATCTTTTAAAAACAATAACTTGTCCTAATTAGAAATTCCACACCGATTGCAGTTTAATTTCAAATTATGGCTTCTGAGCACGTTTCGCGCAAAAGTTAATAACACATGTTTCAGTGGGTAAATTAAACTTTCCCAGACGCCACAATCACAATTCAAACTCAGAACTTTTTTGAAAACCCCTCTCTATAAATTACAATGAGTTATGAATAGCCGGAATCGCTAGAAAACGAATTTTTTTCCTGATTTTGCTCTCGATGTTCAGATCGACAGATTTTCAAAAACAGGGATTTAAAACAGTAAAATCTGTGCTATATCACCTAAAGCAGAAAATTCTGATGGAGGTTTATGCCATGCCTAGGTTTCTAAAGCGCAAAATGCGCAATCTGGCCGTCAAATATCACAACGGAACATACAATCTTTCATGTGATTATGAAGGATCAAGATACACGGCATGGGTAGATGAGAATCTAAACAATGATAATTATTTCATTTACAAAAACACCATTGCCGATGGTCGCGGCAATCCAAAGACGCGCAAGATTGATACGTCATGCTTATTCGGCGGATCATTGTTCGAGGCGATGAAATCCGAGGCCAGCAAGAATCTTATGATGTTTAAAGCGCGACGCGCTAATGCTGAGCTGCTAGATGAGAGAAGGATAAAGATCGCCAAGCTATCCATGGCTTGCGATCTTTATGACATGGCCATGTGGATGGTCCACAAGATCAAGAACGGCGGCGTGTTTAGCGCCGACGAGATTGCATCAATCGACACGATATTAAACATTGCGAACGGCAATCAAAAAATGCCGATTGCAAAGTCAGAAAATTCTGATAGTGTCGTTACTGAGCAATGAAGCTCATGGAGCTAATGCACATGAAACAATATCGCTTCTATGCCAGCAATGGCGACTACCTAGGGCGCTACACGTTTCGACCCGATCAGGTTCGGCTGCTGTTTCAGTTTGCGGCTGTGAAGCGTGGTAGTGTGTATCTGGTTTGACCGCTGCTTTATGCGCGTCGCGAGGCGCGCATATTGGAACGATCACAGGAGCAACAGCGATGATCTTCTATTCAATCTTATGGAACGGCCAGGGATATGGCGTCACAACGTATGTTTTGCCACACCAGATAGGCCGCGAGCATTACTATGCAGAAGATCGGTCGTGGTGGCTGATTCCAGGCACGTTCGATCTTAACGCTTGACACCAAAATCAGAAAAATCTAATTTCCCCCTGACTAGGAAACCGACATGAATGACGCAATGCGCTACGACTATCTGAAAATCTACGACGCGGCCATGAAAGCCGACGCGGCGTGGCAGGCTGAGCTTGTGCGCCTCTTTGGCAAGAAGGCCGGCGACGTGCGCTACCAGCCAGCAGGGAAGGGCCAGGAAGGCTCCGAGTTGCGCCGGCTGTATCTCGAATTTCGCCGCACGAGCGACGCGCTCCAGGCGGCGTGGGAGGCGGTGTGGGACGAGGCGCGCGCGAAGCGCAAGGCTGGAGCGCTCTAACATGGCTTGCAAACTCAAGATCGGCGACACAGTCGCCTACACGGCAAAATTCTTGAAAAATACCGGCCAGTTTACCGGCAACGCTGGATTCCGGCGCGGCGAGTTGCTTTCATTCGACCATCAATACGCACGCGTGCGTTGGAATGATTGGAGCGAATCATATCGCGCCGCGTTGGCTGATCGATATGGAGAGGACTACGCCGAAGACGCAGAGAAAAATGGGCAGATGGTGGCGCTGGTAAATATCTGCGCCGCTAGACCCTCAACGCAATTCTGCGCCTGCTGAATCAGAAATATCTAACCGGAGCTAATGCAATGACGATCACCACAACACTGAATCGCATCCGCGAGCATGGCCCCTGCGAAGACGGCTGGCGCAAACTGCTTGCCGGCCTTGGTAAGACCCAAGCCGACGACGAGCCGCTGCCATACGCGCGCATTGTCGAGATCAACGGTATCAATGATGCGCTTTGGGCGTGCCGCGCTGAGCCGCAGCATGCCAAGGAATGGCGGCTGTTCGCCGTGTGGTGTGCGCGACAAGTCGAACATCTGATGGAAGACGATCGCTCTTGCGCGGCGCTGAACGTCGCCGAACGATACGCTAACGGGCAAGCGACAGACGAAGAATTGGCTGCTGCGAGGGCTGCTGCGTGGGATGCTGCGTGGGATGCTGCGAGGGCTGCTGCGAGGGCTGCTGCGGGGGCTGCTGCGTGGGATGCTGCGAGGGCTGCTGCGTGGGATGCTGCGAGGGCTGCTGCGTGGGATGCTGCGTGGGATGCTGCGTGGGCTGCTGCGAGGGCTGCTGCGTGGGATGCTGCGGGGGCCGCGCAAACCAAAAAGTTTCTCGAAATTGTTGGGTGACACAATGTCCACAATACTATTCGACACTAAGACGTTTCGCCTCATCAGCTACGGGCATGGCATGGCCTATGCGCTACGTCATAAGGCCAATGAAGCTACCGCCTTTATGCAGGGCGACGACGCCACACAATTCGACAACGATCTTGAAAGCGCCTCACTCGCCAATCCAAAGGAGGGGCCAGAACAATGGTTGCGCCGCTTGTGGTGCGACTATGAATATTGCCTCGCCGCTCAACGCGACGACGACGTAGCTGCTTTAGGGGAGGAAGTGTAATGACACGCGGCGCGCGCCAACTCTACCGAGCAATCCGCTGGCGACTTCCGTTTAGAGAATGGCCTCTCCCAGGCCGATGCAATTGCTGCGGCGCGTGGACGCTCCTGCGGACCAATGAGAGGCCGGCCTATTCAGCCTACGACGGAGCCTATCTGTGCGAGCCATGCGCTGAGCAGAACGACAAAGAGACGGAAATTGCGTGGCAGGAATATTATCGTGGGCTCCTATGAACGACATCATCGAAATCATTGCGACATGCGCTTGTGCAGTTGTCGCTGGAGCCGCAATCGCAGCTTCCGCTGCATGGATTATTTTCTCTTAGGAGAGAGCCATGTCTTTGCATGACGGTTACACGCCTCGCCGCCGACCGCCTCGCACAAGCGACGAGGCGCGAGCCTTCACGCTGGAGCGCATATCGCGGCGAAGATTTGCACAAGAGCTAATGAGCCGCGCAGCGTCGCGCCATGGCAGTCAGAAAAAGCTGATAGCGGCGCGCGCCACGCAAACAAAGCGCAACAATGCCAATCGCGGAAAGGTGACGCTGCCAACCCTTTCGTTTCTACAAGGCGCAGCAATGGAGAGTGATGAATGAGTAATTTTGATTTTGTGACTATCGTGTTTCTGATTCCTGGCGCAGTTGGAGCGCTCGTGATTCAGAACATCGCCATGCGATCCGATGCTGCGCTGGCGCTACGCAAGGCGACGCGACCAGTATTCAATGTCGAATTTCGCATTGTTGGCGACAACGCGCCGTGGTGGAAATTTTGGGGTAGCTGATGAGCGAATATCCGCCACCGGGATTCGTTAGTGAGGCTTTCCGCCTCGCTAACCCCAACACAAATGAGTTTGTGTTGATCGCAATCGAGTCGATAGCTACGCGCGATCGATCGGCGCAGGCTATCCACGACGATCCAATGAACGAGGAATGGTCGTTGGTGAACGCGATTATTACCGAATGGGATTGTAACGGAGAAATTGAAGGCGGAGACGGGTGGGGAATGTGGTTCTCAGAATACGAATGGTATGGCCAAACATCGATCTGTGTCAGTGGAATGGAGGAAGATGACGATGATTACTGAAATCGGACTAGCGGCACTGGCTGTGTCGCCTGTTATTGGGCTGATGATCTCTGGTGAAATCAGAACAAAGAAAGACGCCTACGAATCCGCGTTTCGAGAAGGTGAAAAATGCGGATCGGAGTTGGCGATGCTGACGGCGCGCATCACGATAAAATCTCTCCAAAGGAAAAACAAAAATCTGGTTGATGAACTCGATGGAGTGCAATCGCGACTTGATGATTTGCAGATGGAGCTGAACGAGTTGCACAAACCGTATCCTACCGCCGAAGCCTACATGGCTTGCATGAATTGGGGAGCGCGCCAGTGACAACGATTTCGGCGACAAGTATCCTCGCGTCGAAGCACGCGATCACCGGCGACCGTATCGACACGCTGCTGCTGCGCTATCCGCGCTGGATTCACGCCGAAGGGCGCACGCATCGTCTGATGAAGATCGGCGAGGGTGTCGAGATATTGGTTCCGACGCCGAGCCTGATGGAAGACGAAAACCTTTCACGCAACGCCTCGTCGTCACGCGCTATCCCCGTCGAAAAGCTGATCCAAGACGTTCTCGACGATCCGGCCGTGCCGTTGTTCTGGGGCGCGAACCAGAAGGGGATGCAGGCCGACGAGGAGTGCGATAGCACCGTTTTAATTGCGGAGGGCGACGACGATCTGAATGGTGAACCCTTGGTTATGGACCGTGACGAAGCCTGGCATGCAGCTATGGAGGACGCCGTCGAGTGGGCGAAGCGGTTTTCCAGCGCCGGCTATCATAAGCAGATCGTCAACCGGCTGCTCGAACCGTTCTCGCATATCACCGTCGTTGCGACCGCGACGAACTGGTCAAACTTCCTGGCGCTGCGCGATCACCCCGACGCCGAGCCGCACATTCAAATGTTGGCGGCGGAGATTCGGACAGCGCTCGACGACGCGATTGTGCAAGAGTTGCAGCCAGGCGAGTGGCATCTGCCGTTTGTAACAAGCGAAGATTGGAGATGCTTTCCGCAAGACCTTGTCGTGGGCGGAGACGGATATTCCCACGACGAAGCAATCGATAGCTTGATGAAGGTTTCCGCCGCACGCTGCGCCAGCGCGTCCTACAAGACGGTCGACGGCTTCGACATGACGATCGAACGTGCGGTGGCGCTCGTCGACAAGCTGATCGGATCAACGCCGCTCCACGCCAGTCCGTTTGAACACGTCGCGCAGGCTGACCGCATCTCGGAAATTCGCGGGTGGAGAGAATACGAGCACCACAAGCAGCACGGGAATTTCACTGGATTTCGTCAATGGCGGAAGATGTTGCCTAACGAGTGCCAGTAATCAGATTGCGACGGTTGACAAGTCAGAAAAATCTGACTTTAATTAGCCGTCGCAATCTTGCGAATCAACCAAGGCCAATGCAGATGCAAATGTGGGTTCAGGCTTATGGGTGGCCAAAATACGAGGTTAGCAATCTTGGCTCTGTGCGTAGAAAATCCAGCGGTCGAATCCTAAAACCAACCTTTGATAAAGGATATCCAAGGGTTTGCCTATGTGAGAATTGCAAATCAAAAATGGTTTTTGTTCATGTTATTGTTTGCAGAACATTTCACGGCCCACCACCGTCTGATTTACACGAGGTAGCCCATAACGATGGCGACCGTGAAAATCCATCCGCCGACAATCTTCGATGGGCTACTCGCTCAGAAAACCACGCAGACAAGAAGTTGCACGGAACATCTCAACATGGGACCGCAAATGGATCGTCTGTATTGACGGATGAAGATGTTATCACAATTAGGGCTGAGTATATTCCGCGTAAAAACAGCATGGATAAATTGGCCAAGAAATTCGGTGTCAATAAGAGAACGATTCATAAGATCATCAACAACAAGTTGTGGAGGCACATATGACCAGCGCCGACGCTGGCAGGGCCGCCGGCGACCGCGCGAGCTTCTCCAGGCCGGTTGGTGGGTCGAACGGAATTGGCGGCCTGTTGGGGCGCTAACGCGAAAGAAAGTCACAAACAATAGATAGCGAGAATAAAATGAACAACGCAATCAACGAAACACACAACACCAAACATCCAACTAAAGAATTAACATCACCAATACGTTGTGAGATTAACAGTATACAAAAACTTATTCTTAATAGATTTAAGCTGCAAGGGCTAACATCTGAGGTTGTAAGGATTACTCCGGCGATGGCGGAATATATCCTTTTTAATTATAATGATGGAAACAGACCAAGAACTAAGAATCATGTTGATCGTCTCGCGAAAATTATAAAAAGCGGGGAGTTTATTACAACATCTCAAGGTATCTCATTTTCATCTAATAGAAAACTATTAGATGGGCAGCATCGCTTAGCTGCAATTGCTCAATCAGGTGTCGCTGTTGAAATTTACGTTACGTTTGGAGTGCATCCAAGTGCGTTTTCTGTCTATGACACTGGAAAAAAACGCGGCGCAGCAGATGCTTTTCATATTGCAGGACTAAAGAACACAAAACCACTCGCCGCAGCCGCGCGCCTATTGGAGGCGGTTGAACTAGGAAAGTGCAATGGTGATTTAACAATATCAAATCAAAGAGCGTTAGAGATTGTTTCAGAGCATCCATACTTGGATGAAGCGGCATCTATTGGTGGGGCGATTGCAAAAAAACTAAAATTTCAGGAATCCGCTGCAATTGTTGGTATTTATTCGATACTGCATCACTCAAAAATAGCCAATAAACTTGATGAATTTGTTGGTAAGTTAACCGTTGGGGATAATCTCGAAAAAAATTCTCCAATTTTAACCCTCAGAAACGGACTTATTGGCATTAAGGGACGACGCTCGTTTGAGGGTGACTTACGCGGCGGTATCCCGCGAGCCGCGTCTACGGCGGCTCATATAATCTTAGCATGGAACGCTTGGGTTAATGGGAGAAAAACATTCATTAAATGGAATCACACTAACGATTTCCCTGAAGCTGAGTAATGTTAAGGGCTACCACTACCCCCGATGGCTTGCATTTGTGAAATAGAGGGAAACCAAATGAACATCATGCTTGATCTTGAAACACTATCATCGCGGCACGATGCGGCTATCGTCGCGATTGGAGCGTGCACCTTTGATAAGTATATTGAAGGTTGGTATATGCACAGAGCAACATTCTACATTCCGGTGATTCCATCTAGCTCGCAGGCGCTTGGGTTCCACGTTGATGCTAAGACTGTGCAATGGTGGGTTAAGCAGTCTGACGAGGCGCGAGCTGTTCTCAACGATTCTGAAGCTGTTACGTTGGTGGAAGCCCTAGAAAAATTTGCTTCCTTCTGCCACGCAAACGGCCCGGCGGTTGTATGGGGGAACGGCGCTACCTTCGACAATGTGATATTGCGCAACGCTTACGATCGCGCCGGGATCGCAGCTCCGTGGTCCTATCGTAGCGACATGTGCTACCGCACGCTGAAGAACCTGCGGCCCGACATCTCTTTCGAGCCGCATGGAACAGCACACAACGCGCTCGACGACGCAGTAGCTCAGGCGCGCCACGCCGAGCGCATTGTGGCAGCTATGAACAACCAAGGATAACGCCTCCCTGCATTTGAGGGCGACGTGGGGAATCCCAACAACGGCAAGCTAGGATCGGTGGGAGGCGGGCGCACCAAACCGCGTCGAATGTTGAACCGCACAATCCATAAGCGATCCCCACAATAAACTTATAGGTGAATCAGATGAAAAAGTTTCGCGAAAATACAAGCAGAATGAAAGGAAAAACAAATGAGTGACTTCACAGTTACAACATATGCGAAAACCAAGGACGAGCTTGGACGACTCGTCGCCACGCTAGCGAGCGACGGATTCAGTTTCGTCGTGGAGGCAAATGGCAGCAAGTCTGGAGCTGCCTTTGTCGAGCCGGTGAAGGCAAAGCGCTATGACGTGGAAAAGAATGGTCATTGCGTCTACAAGAGCGAGCCTAAACCAGACGCTAAGCACACATTCAATGCGTTTCGAAACACGTTTGGAATCGGAAACAGCTTCACGCTTCACGATTTTGTCAAAGCCTTGGAGGCAAATGGCTACAAGGCTTCGTCGGCGTCGCCGTCGCTCTCGCGACTGAGGTTCGGAGGCTATATCATCGCCAACGACCAGGGGAGCTACACGCGCGTCAAGTGATGTGCTACCATGAGGCGTTAGATAGGAGACAATGCCATGACAAAGGGTGATAAAAATTTAGTGTTTGTTCTTGCTGTAATCGCGATCAACGTCGCGATCATCATCGCCGGCGCTATTGCTCAAATGGCTCGTGCGGAAGACTACAACTCGCAGACATTTGGCAACCAGACGTATTACAACGGCAGCGACGGCTATAGTGGCAACTCGCAGACGTTCGGCAACCAAACATATTACCACGACAACCAAGGAAACAACTGCACGACATCAAGATATGGAAGCACGTCCTACACGAATTGCGACTGAATGCGTCGATCTCAACAAGCAAGCCGGCCTAGCGCCGGCTTTTTTTTATTTCGCTCCGTCCCATTTCAACCCACGACCGTAAACTCGTTTAACTCGATGATTGCCTTTCCTAGCTTCTTCCTTCTCCTTGTCGCTTGTGCAGTCGCGGATGATCTCTGCGTCAACCGCGCTACAGATCGCGTCGTCGATCTCGCGCGGCCGATATTTCTTATTGTTCCTCTGAATCTCGGCCCTAGAGATGCGACCTCTCTGCCCCTTCATTCCTAATTGCTCAACGATTCGGTTGATTAAAGCCTCGTGCTGGCTTCCAGAGATGTGTTTGCTTGCGCCGCTGTAAAGCGCTTGGGCTGAGTAGTTTGCAACACCAATGCCCCACAACATGTCCTCGCGAGAAACCTTCAGGCGACCGCAGCTAATGGCCATAATGGCGGCAAGTCGAACCGCCTGCTCTGGCGTGCGCTTAACGTATTCCTCAATCTTTGGGTGATCGGAAACATAATCAGCAATCATATTGCAATGCTTATTATATGTATTTAGCACCTCATCATCTTCCCAATCAACCAATATTGGATTTGCAATATCTTTATTGTCACTTGGACCATTGAGCCCAGGCAAATGTTCCGCACCAAATTCGCCGATATTAGTTAGCTGCTCTACTATGCTGTCACGCGGAATTGGAATCATGGTTGATTTACGATTTGCAATACTCTCGTTCTCATTCTTGCGGGTGATGTTAGACGGCATTTGAATTACGAGAAATCGGTTTGCAAATCCGCTCTTGATATCAATACCAGAAAATGCGCTCCAAAATTTATCATGCGTAGACAATCCAACAATGCTAACTGCCGGGTGCTTGATTGTTGACGCCTCACCTTTGCCGACATCATCGACATATGCCGTCGCCTCATACTTTCCTGTGTTAATTCCCCACAAATCCATCAATATGGTTGAAATCAATCTCATGTGCTCGGACGAGCGCGGTCCATTGAATGTTGATATAATGTCGCCGATCTCATCCATAAACAACATAGAGGCAGCGCCGCCTGTTTTAATATGCCTTTCCAGTGTGCTTGCAGATGTATAGCGACCCGGCTTGATTCGTGACTTGAATTTATTATTCGCCTTTCTACCTTTTGGCGGATTGTCACAAACATAATCAGTGATCTCACGAATCCATCTATGGATGGAAGCCTTGCCTGAACCGGTGCCACCAAGAAACGCTATGTATGCGTGTAGCCCTGTGCCAGTCTCGCTCGGCCCGATGAAATGGCGTGCGGTAAAGTTTATCATTACGCCCAATGCGATCACGAATGCCGATGTTCGATTTGGCGTAAGCTTTTTTTCGAGCAACCAATCGATAATGTCGCCCATGACGCCGTATTGAATATCCGTCAGGTCTGACGGAAACGGTAATAGGCCCTCCACCTCGCTCAGATCGAACAGCCCTGGGAGAGGTTGCTGCTGCGGCTCTGCGGGCGTCGCCTGTGCGGACTCGGCTAGGGACTGGCCATCCGTGGGTCGATCTTCCTTTGGCGAATCCTGGGCGCTCTCTGCGGCGCGCTCCACCTCCTCGTCGCTGATCGGCGCAGGATCGTAATGGCGATCGTCGAGCGGGCCTCGTGGCGCTAGCCGACCCTTGCGCAGGCCGGAGCGGATCGACTTCCGGCATTGCGTCGGTCCGTCATCCTTCCATAAGCCGTTCTGGCGGCACGCGCCCTCGAACGCCGCAAAGATCGGCGCTTCCTCGATCCAACCAGCTCCGACCATCGTTCCAAGATGATATGCCTTCGCATTTAGGAAGTTGTTTCGCATCTCCCTCTGTGCGGCGACTTCATCAGCGGCCTTGGTCAACGATTCAAGCGCGTATTCGCGTTCGCGCTTTGTGATATCCGTCTTCGTCTTTGGTGGTTCGTTGTTTGGAACCCTCTCTGCGAACTCGGCTTCGAGAGTCCAGGCCTTGCGCTCATCTACCGTCGCCAGTTCCTCGCCGCGCCTGAATAGCGCCGCCATCAATATAGGAGCTGGATTTATGTCGTCAGATGAACCAGCGACTTGTTTCCCAGTGACAGAAAAGTATCGCCTGCCGCGATAAATCTCGATGCGTGCGCCCTTGAAGATTCGCGAGCGCTTGCCGCCTAAGTCCCATTTTCCTTCGCACAGAAAGTGCAGCCCCTTGTTGCTCGGCGTGATCTCGCAATAGGTCTCCGCGAGCAGTGGCAAAATCCATTCATCGATCTCGCCTTTGTCATTGATGCAGCCGTCGATATCGACTGCGGTTATGCCATCGCTCGTAACTCCGCACTCGGGATCGTCGTCTGTGAACGCATAGCCGAGTCCAGCAAGCTCGTTGAAGTGCGCGCGATAAAAATCCTTGGCAAATTCGTAGCTCGCCCATGAGGCCGGATCACTAGAGCTTCCAGCCCTGCCGGTGAACGGATTGATCGGAACCTTGCGCGCCTTCTTACCGTCGCCGGCATCGCGAAACTCCCACGCAAGCCATTGGGGGCGGCGCGCAAGTCTCTCAAGCGCCGGGGGTAGGCGCTGTTCATTTGAATCTGGCATGTTCCGCCGGTGATGGGAGTCAGAAAGTTCTGATTATCGGCCCGCGACCATAGGGCGCGTCAATCTCTTTTCTAGGTCCAAGCCGAATCCATCGATAACCTCTTGTAAAAACTTAATCCACTGGTCGCGATCAAGCGCGGCAAGATCGGTTTTTCCGATGCGGTCGAGGTAAGCCCCGGCGCGATCTCCTGCGGCGATGAGCGCGTCCTGTTCTTGTTTTTCCCACTCTCTTGGGTGCATGCCTACAGCCTCCACCAGATGTTGTGTGTGCGCCTCGCAAGCCCAAGCGATTCGCTTTACGCGCGGCGCGACGTGTCGCCCGAACGGCCCGGAGATGCGCCGGCAAACGCAGCAGATCGCAGTCGCCGTGCGATTTTCGGGGAACGATTTGAGTTTCGTGTTGGTGAGCTGACTCAAAACGGAATGTCCTCGTCCATCGTGTAGTAGGATCGGCCAACTTGCTCGTCTGTGATGCGATACTCGCGTTGAATCTTTCGCGCCATCGCCATCGCCGATTCGGCCTCAGATGGCGTGCATCCATTGGCGACGGTCTTCAGGCGCAATGCTCGAACGTGATCTATTTTCTTCCCGCGCTCTGCCTCATATGATGCATTCGGCGGCTCATAAACATAGCTGTCGCGATCATCTGGATAATCTCCCATTTCGACAGAAACCACCTGAGGGTATTTGCCGTTCATGTGAATGAGCACGCCGGTAACGATTCTCAGCTCGTGCGGCGCGCGCGCAATTCCCTCAGCGACCGTCTTCGGCGCTGGCATTTTGCCGCCGCGCTGCTTCCACCACATGACGGCTTTGTTTTTGGCGTAGCCTGTATGCTCGAAGCACACCCATTCGCTTGCGCATGTGAAGCCATAGAAATATTCAGCGCGCATTGAATCGGTGCCGCCGCCAGTTTTGGCGTGGCGCGTGTAGATGGTTTTCGTTATCTGCTTAAATTTCGATTGAGTTTTTTCATTCGACAGGATCGGCGCGTCTTCGTCCGCGCGCGCTTCGTGTTTAGCTGGATCGTGTGGATAGACATAATTGCATTCAGGACACTCTCTGAGGCGTGACTGAATGTAGCTACGGCACTGTGGGCATACCTTGTAGGTTGGCTCCACATCTTCCTGCTTTGATGATCCTGCCTTCTGACCGCGCTTAGGTTTAATCGCGTCTAGCGGACCATGTCGCGCAACATTTCCAGAGAAATCGAGAATGAGCGCATTCGGCTTTGGCCCTGCCGCAATAGCTGCATGACGGCCTTCCTCGGTCGACAGATCATATCCATCAGCATAGACGGGCCTGAACGCGCGACCAGTCATTTGCGCATACAGTGATGCAGATAGTGTAGGGCGAAGGTGTGCGAGTAGATCGACATGCGGCGCGTTAAATCCGGTTGTGAGAACGCCGACGCTCGTTAGTGCTCGAATGTGACGCGCTTTGAATCCATTTATGAAGCTCGCGCGATCAGAATCGGAAATTCGGCTGTGGACACATTCACATGAGACGTTGTGGCGTTTGATCTCATCTCGAACCTGTTCGGCATGGTCGATACTAACGCAAAAGATGAGCCAACCTTGCCGGCTGTGCCCATATTCAACGATCTCCTTAACCGCAGCCTCTACGACCGTTGGGATGCGCGCGCGCTCGTCTAGCTGTTCTTCGTTGAACTCTCCACCTCGCTTGCCGATACCGGCCGTGTCAATTTGCGTTAGTGTCGCCTTCGAAATTAGCGGCGACAGGTATCCTTGATTGATTAAGTCAAGCACATTGGCGTCGTAAACGATGTCATTAAAGATCGCATCGTCACCTTTTACCAGCGAGCCTGAGTCCAGGCGGAACGGCGTCGCCGTGAATCCGGCGACACGCATATCTGGAACGGCGGTTTTACACTCAGAGATGAAGCGCCCATACATGGTTTGCGAGCTGCGAGGAATCAAATGACACTCATCGACCAAGAGAAGATCGAAGCCACCAAGCATACTGACCTTTTTATAAACGCTTTGAATTGACATAAATAAAATTTGCGATTGACGATCGCGGCGATTAAGTCCAGCGGAGTAAATTCCAGCCGGAGCCTGATTCCATACTGAAAAAAGTTCTGCAATATTCTGTCCAACCAGCTCTTTTACATGGGTTACTATCCCGATGCGAATATCAGGAAACGCCTCGATAAGTTCTTTACACAATGAAGCGATAACTAAAGACTTTCCGCTGTTGTGGTGAACAACAAAATCCGATGTAAGATAAAGATGATCTCCATCAAGCTCGAATCCAAAAAAATCATCTTCTCCGATAGGGGATATATCGAATCCAGTAACAAGCGGATTCTTCTTTTGTTGCCTAGGTGACGCTTTTTTTCTTTTGACGCGAGTTGGTATTTGATCTATATCCCCGGATATATGAACGCGATAATATACACCACCAGCGCCAGTTTGGCAGAATTTTTCACACTCAGATACCGATCCAAACATACCAAGACTTCTAACGATAAATACAACGTCTTCAGACAATGTTTTTGATTTTGAGATAAAATCGAAACCCTTTCCGTCATAATGCCCATCAGTATCCAATAGTCCGGCCAGAATTTCCAGTCGCGTGTAGCGCGATCCGGTCTTATATTCGTTAGGAACAAATTTATGCTCAGACCTACAGCCCCATATACCGAGAATCCTCAAGTCAGTTGTCAACCTATTTGAACCATTAATCTTATTTGGATCAGAAAAATGAACAGTCCATGCTTTGTTGTCTGAATCCTTTGTTACTCGGTATCTCAGACCAATGCTTTCTGCATAGTCGCACACTTCATCTAAAACCTCAGCGTCAGCTTTTGTTATTGATGGCTGACCGTTAGTTAGACTGCCATCACCAATCAACGCACCCAATATCCACGCCGGTATTATCGGTTCGTCTTTAGGTGAGAAGTTAACCGCAGATCGCCATAATTTACGTAGATGCTTCCAGCTCCTTGACTTACGAAGATAATCGTTAACAGATATTGATTCTATTCCGCCGGCTTTGGTTGATGATTGAAAATTCTTGCCTTCATTGGTTGTCTTTAGTGATAATATATGACCTTCATTTACAACAAATTGTTCTCCCTTCTTAGGAGAGATTCTATACATCATTTCTCGTCCACGATGAAGGCGATTAACTACTCTCGGTAGACTGTCTGGCCCAACAAGAGTATCTCCAATAACAACGTCTTCAACAAGTTTTGTTGACCCATCAAGCATAATTACGCGAGTTCCTGGCGCGTGGCACCCGGTAGGAAGAACTAAAAGCCCATTCTTTCCACCATCACTCCAGTATGAGTAAAGCGCATCGATAGCGTCGCGCTGATACTGTCGGCACTGTTTCATCTATATGCCTTCTTCAGCAAACGCTTATCCATACCAGGTGTGGGTCTGTAAGCGACGCGCATGTGATATTTACAATACGGCAGGCCAATACTCGCAACATCGCATCCGCAAAAGGCGAAGTCTTCGCTCCTTGGGTCTCCAATCGGATAGTGGCAGTGCTGTGTTTGAAGATCGGCCAACACGATCATTTTTGGATTTTCATCCGGTAATTCATGGCTTTCTATTACATCACAGCGCATTGAATAGCAATCAGAAAAATCTGATTTGAGCGGCGCGTTTTTTTTCAGAATTTTCTTGTTTGAATTAGCCTTTGCTGGCGGATGGCCGTTGCCTTTTCCGGTTAGCGAAACGTCAAACCCATGCCGGCGCAGCATGTGAACCTTGCCTATAATGGCGTTGCGGGACACACCTAAGCGCTCCACGCAATCGCTCGTTTTTGTTCCATCGTTCAGCAATCTAATTAGCTCATCGACCTTCTTCCTTGGCCATGATTTCGAATACGGATTACCTTCTCTCATTGATCCACGTCGCTCCATTGTGCATACGGTAGGTGACTTTGTAAGCGGATTCGTCGGCATCGATCTGCTCACCAGGAATCAGAGCTGAAATGAAAAGGTGGTCATTGCAAGCCTCCTTCTGCTCATCTCTTGATATAGGCTTGCTGTGTTTATCGCAGACCCACTCGCCGCCACCGTTTTTTGTCGGCCTCGACCACATGCACGTTCTGCAATTGCGCTCAGGCATGCCGTTGTTGTGGCATATATCCTTGTGCTTGCACCAGCCGCAGACAAACGCCATCTTGCTGTTGACGTTCTCATGCAGCTTTGCCGGCGGATGCTCGGCGAATATGATTCGCTCAGCTTTGACGATTAGGCTTATAGAAAATGTCATGTCGTATTGGATGCGAGAGCAATCAATTTCATCGTCGTTTTTGTTGTGCATCATATAATAACCGCGATCCATGCCGAATAGGTGCATTCCTATTTGGATCTGACCGAAATGTTTTGGCTGTGCAATCTGAACGCCGTGTTTCTTGACGGCTCTAAAATTCTTTTCGTTGTGCGTCTTACACTCAACGATATGCGGCTTGTTCGGCGCTTCAGGCAATCCCTGCACAACACCGTCGAGGCGACACACGAAATGGCCTTCGACTTCGGTTTCCTCGAATTGCTTGCCGTTGTCGTCTTTAGTCCAGACATTCATTCCGGCATTGCGTAGATCATCCATCATGCGATCTTCCTCGCGATCGCCCGTCTTGAATAATCGAAGCTTGCGGCCGTCAAAAACCTCCGGCGGCGAAACCCATCGAAAATCATAATAGAGTTTGCGCCAGCAATCCTCTGCGATCGTAGATGCGCCAAGCCGAACCGTGAAAGATGGTCGACGCGATTTCTCGTATGTTCGATAGATCGCCTTGATTGATTGTGGCGTTAGATCAATTGGAGCCATGTCATGTCCTATCGCTGATCTGCCACGGCTTTGTCGGCTCGATCATTTCACGCTCCTGAGTAGTTGTCCTCAACCGCATCATCGCTGATATGCGTCTGCTGCGCTGGCGCGTCGGCGGAGAGTTCTGAGAGCGAGTCATAGATCGTTCGTGTCGCAATTACGCGGTTGCCTTCACCAAGCTGAGTCCCGGCTCGCCGCAGCGCCTCTTTCGCTCTGTCGTTCTCGCGCAGCAGCGCATTCCTGTGGACGTTAATCCCAGCAAGAACCTTCTCCAACCTCTCCACCTCCGCCCCATAGAACGCGACGACTTCCTTCACGCTCGGGAAGCCGCTTGTCCGACCAGTTTCTGCGAAGATCGCCTTTGCGGCGCGCTGGTCTGCGGCGAAGCGATCGTCGAGGGCCTTTTGCAGCGTCGCGACGCGGCCTTGGAGGCGGGTGAGTTCGGTGGATTGGGATTCGAGAGCGTCGGCAAGAGACAGAATAAAGTCATAGTCGAACACGCTCATGTAGACGCTTTTGCCATAGTTTTGGTCTATATGCGCCGCATCGCGCAGTCGCTTCACAAGATTGTCACTCACTATCGTTCTCCTTCTTGCTGTCGGCGAGAGGCAACAACTCGACACCAATGATTTCTCGCCCACCGAATTGAGGCTTGTTTGCTCGCATAAAAGCTTCTAACTCGGCGGCCTCAATATCGAATGTCTGAAGCCCTTGTTCGACAGGAGCGTTAACGTGCGCGGCGGCGCTTGCATCAAATGTTCGGACAATTACGCGCAGCGTCATCACTCCCCCTCCACAATATCCTTCAACGCGGCGATGATGGCGGCGCATGCAAGTTTCCCATGAACGCGCGATGCGTGCGCACATTGCTTTGGTTTATTTCCTAAGCTATCCATGCAAATCATCGCACAGCGTCCTTCTCCGGTTTCGAATTTTCCGCTTTGACAAATCGAAAACGCCGCCTTCTCCACCGCGCTCTCAGGCAAGTCGCTCGCCAGCGCGAGGATGACGCGGCGGGCGCGAAGTTCTGGACTACAAGCGAAATCGTTCTTCTCCGCCGCTTTGATGCAGACTTCAGGAATGCTCATTGCCGATTCCTCTGTTCCCATGCCCGCCGCCCGAGCGCCTCGTAAAACCCTGGAGACCAGCTCGGCTTGTCGTGATCCCACTTCGCGCGCACCGGCCTGTATCCTGCGGGCGTCGTGTTGTAGAGCGCCGTGCCGACGCTCGTAAGCGCACGACCGATAGTCAGGAGAAGCTGCGCAAGGTAGAGCATCTAACTGCCTAAATCTTCCGCTCCATCGATCGTACTACGCCAGCCGGCAATTCACCATGCTCTTTGCGATATTCACGCGCAAGCGTGCAAAGCAGATCATCGATTCGTGACGGCAAAAGCCCACCATTAGCGTTGCAGAGGACGCCAATAGCGAGCATCCAATCTTCAACGTGGAGAACCTCCACATTCCGCAAGCCAGTGTTGCGACCTCCGCCAGAAACCTTCACATTGGCCGCGGCCTCGGCAGCCTTCTCTTGCTCGCGGAACTTCTCAAACTCAGCGAAAGCCGTATCGGCATTGCGCGTAGCTGCGCCAACATTGGTAAACTCACCATCAGAAGCGCCAGCAATGGCTTGTTGTTCAGCCAGTTCAGCAGCACGCGCCGCAGCTTCGGCTTTCTCGCTCGCTATTCTGGCAAGCTCTAATTTATACAATCGATCATGTTCTTCTTTTACCAAGAACGCCTGTAATCGCTCCTTAATGCGATCGATAAGTTTTTCGAGAGGCGTTCGCGCCGCCTTGAACTCGTCATTTGTCTTCTTGACGATATCATTCCACGGCCCGACCGCCGCCTTGCGCTCATCCTCTGCGGCCTTGATGATATCCTTCGCAGCATCAAGATATTGCTTCGCCGATTCTGCGGCGTCTTTATTCTCAATGACGGGATACATGTTTAGAAAATCAGTAAGAGCGTCAAACGCCTCACGACATTCGTTGAGCGAATTGTAATTAGATTCAACTGGTGGTTTGTTGTCACCAATCTGCGCGTCGGTCATTGCGCCAATCCTTTCGCGATTATGCTGGGAAATGGCTAGAGCGCCTTCGACCTCGCTCTAGCCGCCAGTTGCCGTCTCTCCGCGCTGTCACGTCAGCGGCCGTCCCAGGGTTTCGCCTGCACGACGGTCTGTTACTCGCTAGTCTCTTTGGTCGACGTTCACCTAGTCATTCCACCTAGCGCCATGGCCCCGTCCTCTCGACCCCTTGCTAAGACGGGAATTGGAGCGGAGCCTTGCGGCAACGGGCCTCCCAAGAAGCTCACATCAGGCGCTGCGCTGCGCTCCCCACGGACGCGACTTGCCGGCAAATGTGCCGGCAGGGCCGCTTGCGGCGGCGCGCTGCGATAGTGGGCGCTCGTCCTGCGGAGCGCCACGAACGGCGCTCTGCGCCCCGCCGTTGAATGTGCTGCGCGCCGTCGAACGGTCTGGCTGTTGCTCGACCTGCTTCATTTCCGTCTGTCCGCCGTTCTTTTCGTCAAATTCAGCGACAGATAGATAGGCGAGCTTACCTGGAATATTGTTCTGATCGAAGCCCATTTTCTTCTCGCCAGTTCTGGCGTCAGTATATTCTGATCCAGGCTGCACGGTGACATGCGCATAGAACGGAATGCCGATAATCTGATCAACATCTTCGTATTGAGGATATCCGCAGGCGCGACCCAACGCGCGGAGATCGGCTAGGGCAAATTCGCGGACATTCGGTTTTTCATGTGCGAAGTTGTAGTTGATGCTCAATTCGCAGCCTTCATACTCGCCAGCGGCAACCTGATAATCAACTTTCATGAAATCGTTGCCAGCTTTCGACTGCTTGATTTCAGAACTCACGACGACGAGCAAATACCAATCGTCGGGAATAGCCCCGCCCTTGTCGTTTGCCGCGCTCGTATCGAGCACAAATCCAAATCCAGCCATAACAGTTCTC